CAGCGCATTTTCTTTACTAAACTAAACTAAACTAAATTAAACAGGAGAAGTACAATGCCACAGGCAAGAATCGCAGTAAAAAATGCTAAGAACCCGGTTATTCGTACCAAGGGCAAAATTGGCAGTCGCAAGATGACTAAATCCATGTTTGCTATGAACGATGACCAGCTTCTTGAAGCATACGCGGCAAGCAACACTCGTGGGCGCGACCGTGCTATGATCAAGCGATTGATGGATCGGCGCGGGTTGTCTGCGTAAAGACACTGCTCATGTGTCCAAACTGGTAAAGGAGCAACGTTGAGAGCGTTGTGGTCATAAGACCTTGTGGGTTCGACCCCCTCCATGAGCACCATATAAGCAACAGTGAAGATGGTATGCGCTCCGGGCAATAGTAAAACAAAGACTTGTAAGCCATCAAAGGCTAAATCGTACTTAAAGAAGAATTCGAAATGATTAACCTTACTTTGGATGAAACGAACGCAGTTGACAACGCGGCTGATGTACTTGACGAAATTACGGACTGTGTGGCTAAAGATAAGAGTGTCCATGTTGTAATTGTCATGCATTAACGACTACGTATTGCAGAAAGAATAAATAGTTTTATGGGCTGGTGGCGGAACTGGTAGACGCGCTGGTTTTAGGTACCAGTACCGAAAGGTGTGGGGGTTCGAGTCCCCCCCGGCCCACCAAATGTACAACAAATCAGACGTAAAAGAGGCGAAAGCCAAACTACATGTACTGCTCGATGAGAAAGACAAATTTATCGAGAGGTCTGAAACTATTCCTCAAAGTTTGTGGGATAATATCAAGACAGCATATGATCAAGCAGTCTACATCCAAAAACGATATTGTCTCGCTCTCGAAGACTACACAGTCTCCCGAAAATACTGACGATCTTAGACGATTAGATTTTGATGTGGGATGCGACGATGAGTTTGACGACGACGACGATGATTGTGGAATAGACTATCTAAATTAATTGCAGAGTAGAGCAGGTTGGTCAGCTCGTCGGGTTCATAACCCGGAGGTCGGAGGTTCAAATCCTCCCTCTGCTACCAAATTTGGGGGTGCGCCGAAACAAGGTAAGGCGCGGCGCTCGTAATGGGTGATCGCGGTCTGAAATAATGACCCTGCGGGTTCGACTCCCGTCCCTCATATGAACAGTTCAGTGATAATTATCGACAATAAATGTTTTTGAATCTCAGTTATTTTACTTAATTGTAAATAAGATAAATACTATCAGGATGTTAGCGTCGATGGTCTACAGGTAAGCGTTGGTCTAGGTCATTACCAGAGTGAGACCGCTGTCAGCTTCATGATAGGTGGCAGGGTTAAAGAAAACCTATACATGAACGTCGGAATGACTGCCGGTGACGCAAAGGCATACGGGGGGGCAGCGTTACCTACCGTCTGAATTAAGAGGTAAGATTCCCCAAAATGAGGCTTGACGAACAGGGTGCACTTAGGTATAGTTCACCCTGTTCTTGTTTAGGGGCATACAAAATTTAATGCGTCGTGGGATATCCCACTTCAGCTAAGAATACGTCGTTAGACTAAAAGCGTAAAGTGTACAATTCTAGGAATTCTACATGCGGCTCCACGTAGTCATGAAAAGTCCTCTGGCTTTATCCAGAATATCTTGCCTCGCAAGCAAGACGCCGTGCATATTATAGGGAGTGAAAATGAATACTATCGCAGAATTTAAAGAACACTTGAAGTATGGGATTGGTAAGTTTGGATCAGCTTTGACTATTCATGTTAAAGAAGAAAGTGCAACGGAACTGAGAATTGCACTTTATACTACAAACAATGTCTACCACATTAATGCATATCAGACAGATGATGGTAAATATCTTGGGGCTACTATGTCACGTCGGATGCCTAATGTTGGAGAAACTCATACTAGAGGAAGTGACATAGCGGATGGCGATCTTTCACTTGAGACGTGGAATGATATTCTAAGTGATATTGTTTCGTGTGAACTGCTTGAGATAAAGGTACCACAAATTAGGACACTTGAAGTATAAAATTAATGCACTCGTAGCTCAGTCTGGACAGAGCACTCGCCTTCGAAGCGATTGGTCGTGGGTTCAAATCCTACCGGGTGTGCCAACACATAAGGACTAGGCGGGTACAATCCCATGGGTTCTACTCAGGTAGTCGCCAGACTCTGAATCTGGAAAGGATAGTTTCGCACCTATCTATGTGGTAGCATGGCATCATAGCCATCCTACAACGTGAGTTAGCAAAGAGACGGTCAGTGGGAAGGACCTGCTGTAAAAAGTGCGCCACCGATCGAAGGTGGAAATCGGTGCCTCGCAATCACCACTCACAACCAAATTCTAAGTGCGCTTATGGTAGGTAGTCCGGTTTAATTCCGGTTAACTCTTGATAGAGATAGTGGTTCGAATCCACATTAATCATACGGCAGCAAAAGGGGCGATAGCCCGCCAGAAGGTTCGATTCCTTCAGCGCACACTTTTTATCAAAGAAGCCGGATAAGATCAATGGGCTGACCATTCGTTTTATCTAGTAGGCGTAGCTTAATATGGAAAGGCACAGGGCTTAGGCTCTGGTATGCTGGTTCGATTCCAGCCGTCAGGGCTTCTTTAATTATTAAAGTAGTTGACAATGTAGAAAGTTTCAAGTAATGTAGCGACTTCTAAAGCGGTTGGGATATCCCAATAAGGAGGTGAGTTTTCTATAATTAATTGAATATATGATATTTTATTTATGATATTTTATTTATGATGTTTTAGCAAGAGACTTAGGTAACGCTAAGTTGACCCGGACGGACAACGGTACATACCCAGCCACCGATTGACCAAATCTTAACCGGGGAGCGTTGGGGACTTTCGCCTTTAATCCAAGGACAAAGTTGTAATATATACTATACTAAAGTTGGAAAACTCTACAAAGTTACGATAATGGTAGAGGTCGTCGCTCTCCCGGTGGGTGTTGCCACGATTCTTATAGGATAATCCCACCATCTATTCTCTGGTAGCTCAATGGCAGAGCGTCCGCCTGTTAAGTGGAGGGTTGCTGGTTCGAGTCCAGCCCGGAGAGCCAAACACAACTAATTGGAGAGTCATTATGTAGTGTTACAATTGTGGTAGTGTAAACTTGTCTCAGGAACTTTCTGAAAACAATTCCAGTAATGGATATGTTGTTGATGAGTGCTTTGGTTATGATACTGAAGTTGCCGATGTTGTAGATTGCTATAGATGTGAAGACTGTTCTAAAGTTTCGTGGATTACCGCTGAGGATAAGTAAAGAACCTGTCGTTGGGTAACTTGATAAGGCTGGCATCCTTTAGAAACTGCCACATTAGCTGTCTGATGGAAAAATGGCAAAGCCTCGTGGGGCGTCACTCACGGAATCTCGGTTCGAATCCGAGGGCAGCGACCAAAGAAATGTTCCTTTCGTTATTGACATACTCCTTCCCATTGCTTATACTGGCATCACTTAGACAAAACTCTACTTGACACAGTATATGCATTCTTTAAAATCAACAAGGATATTCATTTATGCAAACTTTCCCCACCATTTACAAGCGAGATACCAACGGCAAGATTCGTGTATGGTTCATGGAACTTGACGAGAGCAGATTCCGAACTACCGCTGGTCTGAAAGACGGACAACTTGTCACGTCTGAATGGACGCTCTGTGAATCCAAAAATATTGGGCGAGCAAATCAAACCAGCCCCGCAGAACAGGCGCTATCCGAAGTTGAATCTCACTACAAGAAAAAGCTGGAAGGTGAGTATCACGAGAGCGAATCAGATACCGACACTGCTAAATGGTTCAAGCCTATGCTTGCTAAAAAATGGGAAGACCGCAAAGATAAAATTACGTTTCCATGTATCTTTCAACCTAAGCTAGATGGTATTCGCTGTATCGCAAACCGTGATGGACTATGGTCCAGAACCGGCAAGCCTATCACGGCATGCCCCCATGTATTTAATGAATTGAAATCGCTGTTTGACGAGAATCCAGATTTGGTTCTGGATGGTGAGCTTTACAACCATTACCTCAAAGACGACTTCAACGAAATTGTCTCGATGGTTCGAAAGACCAAGTTTTCTGAGGACGATCTTGAGAAATCTGTGAGCATGGTCCAGTATCATGTTTATGATATGCCAAGTGCGGATGGACGACCATTCATGGAACGATATAATGCGTTGTATGGATTGATGCGATCACTCCAGATTAATATGCCCCAATCCATTATTCATGTGGTGTATTCATATCCATGTGAAGATATTGAAGCCGTGGATAGTAACTATGGTGCTGCACTTCTAGAAGGTTATGAAGGTGGCATTATTCGGGTAGATGCGCCCTATGAGCAGAAACGCTCTAACAACTTGCTCAAGCGCAAAGACTTCGATGATGACGAGTTCCTGATTATTGATGTTCAGGAAGGTAAGGGCAACTGGTCTGGTTGTGCGAAGAAGATTGTTATTCGCACTGCTGCTGGTCATGAATGTGAAGCTACGGTTCAGGGCTCAATGGACTACTGTCGCCATGTTCTCGCAACTGCTGATAACTATATCGGCAAGCAAGCAACGGTTAGATTTTTCGGATATACCCCAGATGGTGCTCTCCGATTCCCCGTAGCCAAAGTGCTCCACGAGGATAAGCGCTGGTGAAATACAAGGTAAGGGTACTAACCTTTCAGAACGAGCGTTGGGATGAAGATAGGTCACTGTCAGATGAGTTTGACAGTGACGAACAAGCTCAGATATACTTCGCACAGTGGTGTTCAGAGAAGTACTCACCAGAACTGTTTGAGGGTGAAGTAATGGCTTCCGGGTCCACAAGAAATTCGTGATATTCGAGAATACAGAAAGAAGTATAAATAATTCTAATATGCCCCGATGATGAAATTTGGTAGACATGGAGGTCTTAAAAACCTCTGCCGTATGGCGTGCGGGTTCGAGTCCCGCTCTGGGCACCAACAATGGGTGTGTAGCTCAGTTGGTTAGAGCATAGTCCTGATAAGACTGGGGTCGGTGGTTCGAGTCCACCCTCACCCACCAATTAATGGGAATGGTTATGAAACCATATATAAAAGTCATTAAAGGGGAACACATTTTTTACTTCAATGCGTTCACATATTGGCAATCGCTGAAGGATGATACAACCTCGTTTGAGGATTGTATTCGGTTAGCAGATTTTGTAGTTCATCGCAAAAATCAACAGATTGTTAAATCACGCGATCCTATCGAAGAACTGATGGATAGCGCACTAAACTCACAGGAGAAAACATAAGATGTATTCAATTTTACAAAAAGAGGGTAGTTTGTTCCATGTACGTGTGGTAGACTTACTTACGAGAGAAGAAGGATATGATCGCCTAAGAACAGAATTCAACGATGACGAATCTTTTTATGTTGTAAAAACTTCTGATATCTTTCGTCTCACTGTCGATAAAGTCATCACGGATGAAGCAAGAGAAAGATTGGGCGAGTAATGTCAGATAAACCAATGCATAGTATGTACAATCGTACCGCCGATGAAAAGATTGAAGTCACTGAGCATTTAAGTGATGCTGAAAAAATGGAAGACTGGGCAATGATCGGGCTGGAATGGGGCTTGGTGCGTTGGCGTTTAAATGACATTGGCATTAAGTGGCGTATAGAGAATGAGGATGGTATTAGCCATGTATTGGAGTTGACTTCTGATAGCAATAGAGTTAACGTAACGATTCAAAGTGGCTACGTCATGAGCTACTGGATAGGCTAATAATTCAATGGGTGTGGCTCTGGGAGCAACAGAGGTTCCAAACTTCAGTAGCGCGGTTCGATTCCGTGTGTGCATGCCAATCAACGGAGAAGCAAAATGCGAAAGATTTATATAGCAACATGCACGCATCCAAAGGAACGTGACCGTGAATTGAAGCGTATGCTAGGCTTTTCACGTATCGGCGCAGATAACATATAGGGGTGTAGTTCAATTGGCAGAGCAGCAGTCTCCAAAACTGCAAATCGGGGTTCGAGTCCCTGCACCCCTGCCAAGTACACTAGAAGAGAATGCGGGAAATTATTATGGAATGTCCAAACTGTGAAATGACTGATAGGCAATTTGAAAACTCTACGTTTGATCTGACCTTCAATGATAGAGATACGGGGCAAGACATAACTTTTAACGCATATCTGCTTGATTACGAGGACTACCATTGATGTCCATGCACAACCCTCCGCATCCCGGCGAGTTCATCCGGGCAACGTACATGGAGCCCTACGGGCTCAGTTGCCGGTATTTGGCAGAGCAGCTCGACGTTTCTCCATCCACCTTGAGTCGGATCCTGAAGCAGCAAAGCGGGATCAGCCCGGAGATGGCCTTGCGTCTGTCGAAAGCGCTCGGTCGAACGCCGCAGAGCTGGCTTTCGATGCAGGATGCTCATGACCTGTGGCAAGCAGGAAAAAGCGTCAAACTGGACAGGGTTCACAAGATTGAGCTGACCGCTGCCTAACCCCTCCATGCACGCGATCAGCAGCGCTGGTGCGCGACAGGCCGAAGGCGCTGAGACAGCGCCGAACCTCCCGGAAGTGCCGCGGAGTTGGTGCGGAGGATGGACTTATTCGTGTCACCTATAAGTTTGCAAAGCCGAAACCGGCGGTTATGACATATGCGTCTGATATAATTCCGACATCATATTACCCACAAGGTATGCGAGGCGGAATCACAACCACAGCAACATACTCATCGTCAATACATGATGGTGCTGCCGCATGTGATGTGGGAATTACGGTTGAGGGGTCAGTTTCAGATCAGAAGTTTCAGACCGTAGCAAGCTTCACCATGGAAGACACAGAATATGCAATGGTTATGAAGCTTGTGGGTGAGACTGCTGGTAACAAGTCCATTCGCGAACCGATCACGGTCAAGGCTAAGCCAACGTGTAAAACTTGTGGTACCAAAAATAAGGCAACGAGTAAATTCTGCGCCGAATGCGGTACATCGCTACAGATCGTGGCATGATTTACAAAATGAGGCTGTTCCCAGCCTCTTAGATCATAATATGGTTTTAGGGGGCTCTTCAGAGCCCCTTTTTGTTACTTTACTGGAAAGGTTAAATGTGTTCTGTTGCAACCCCATAACGCTTCTGGTATAGTGTGCGACTAATCAATAGATAGCGTGGCTCGAATGGTCAGGCACCTGACTGCAAATCAGGATTATGCGGGTTCAAATCCCGTCGCTATCTCCAAACAAGGAAGTCGTGTCATGTGGCACAAGACAGTAGGTAAAATTGTTTACGATCCGTTCCGTGGTGGAATGAAGCGTAAGACTCAGTGGTGGTGTGTGCTTGAGGTTGATCGTGAGATTACCCGGTACTATCGCTGGTGGATTATGCAAGAGTATCACGTAAAGGGATTGATCCAGCCTTCTTGGGACGCTCACGTTTCCATCATTCGTGGTGAGAAGCCTGCTCCCGAGTACATGAGCTTGTGGAAGAAGTACCATGGTCACAAGGTTGAGATTATGTATGAGCATCGTCCCCACATTGGACGCTCTTCTCGTGATCCCGGTTTCTGGATGGTTATGGTTGATGCCCCTGAGCTACTTGCCATTCGTGCGGAAATGGATAAGCCGAGCAATTGGAGGCTTCACTTGACTGTTGGTAAGGACCAGTACGCCTGATCTGTGCTGCTATGCTTCACAGATCAGGTTTCGTTTGTCAGCCCGACGTATTTTATAAAAGTCTGGAAGTTCAGCTTTGATTCTGTATTCCATTTCGTCTGTTAGTGCTTCTAGTATGAGTAGTGGTTTGTAAGTGTTAATTAAGTTGATGGCCCCTTGAATTACTTTAGGTTCGAAGCCTTCCACGTCGGCCTTAATGGCAACAACATTTTCTAGATTTAATTGGTCCAATGTGATGACTTCTACCATTACTTTGTTGGTTCTTCGATTATTGGCACCACTTCCTGTAAGACTACCACCGCTGGTATTCCTAGCGTTGCTAAAATACAAAAAGGCCCTAGCAGCTTTATCTCCCACTGCACACGCATGCGTCTCAATTTCTATATTATTCATACCAACGTTCTCTTGAATGCGATTATAGTTATCGGGTAGAGGTTCGAATGCTACTGCGGCGGCACCCAACTGGGCTGCCCGAATAGAATATAACCCGTTATATGACCCGACATCAATGGCACATCCACCGTTACTCACTGCGGCTTCCCATGCTTTCATACTTTCGGGTTCAAATGCACCGTTCTTATGATAGTTATTGATAACTTTATCGTTTGTGATTACTAATTCCACATGATGTATTCGCATGTTGTTCTCCGATATTAACTATTTATGCATCACTCTAACGACACACTAAATATATTTAAAGGATACATTATCATGGCATTTTGTTATAGGGAAGTCGGTATCGAAGGGGTAGATAAGCTTGCGTGGTATACTGGTGATGACTGGTCGTTTTATTACGTTCTAAAGGACTGGAAAAACCACAAAGAATATTTCTTTGAGCATATGACCAAGTTTGATACCATTGTTCAGGCTGGTGGGCATTGTGGAATGTATCCAAGATTCTACGGCAATTACTTTTCCAACGTCTATACGTTTGAGCCAAATAAGCGTAGCTTTAATTTACTTGATAAGAACTGTGTCGATAATGACGCGACAGCTTACCATAAATTTAACACCGGACTTGGTGCTGAAGAAAGTACTACTGCCTTCTTAGATGATACGTGTAGGGACAACACTGGCAAGCATAACATAGTTGATGGGAAGGTTGGTAAGCATAAAATCATAACTCTCGACAGTCTGGATTTACCGTCGTGTGATGTGATACATTTAGACGTTGAAGGGTATGAGGTACCCGCGTTACAAGGTGCTGAGAATACTATTAACAAGTTTAACCCCCTAATCATACTAGAAACATGCTTTGATAAGGATGCCGCTGTTGCACACATGGCAACTCTAGGTTATGATCCGGTCATCGAGTTAAAGAACGATACCGTATTTCTTCCAAAACAGGCTTGACGGTTCTATTTTTTTGTTATAGTATGGCCTCAAATGGAGGATATGTTATGGATGTTCAGCTTCAAACTCTTGGAAGTATCGAAGAATTGGTTGGTGAAGTATCTTGTGGCGATTTCGAATTCGTCGTGGGTGAGTACAACGGTGCTCCATATTTGCAAATTTTCTTCGAAGCACTCGATGCCGTAACCTGTAAACTGGAAACTCAGGCTTGCCGTAAGTGGACGCTCCAGTACACCATGTGCGATACCGAGGTTGTTCGAACTGCATACAAGGCTGCCGAAGCTGCTGTAATTCACGAGCTTCAAGAAAGCTTTAGATTCAAAGGGGCACGAGTGTTTGATCCACATCTGGATATCAATTCACTTGCTGATTGGATTCGAGAAACTGGACTTCAGGACACTCGTATTGCAAAAACTACTAGCGTAGGAGCTTAATTATACGGTGAGAATTCAGAAAGCATTAATCATAAGAATGACAAAGAATAAACTGTCAGTTGACTATGCTGCGCAGTGTGCTAGCTCATGTGAAGAGCATGGCCTGTCATATGAATATATCGATGCGGTAGATAAGCAGTATTTTGAAACACCCATACAAACATTCGCGAGCGTTGGGGTGACAAAAATTAATCCAAGCTATAGTAATGTGGGTTATGCGGGGTGCCACGCCTCTTCGATTAAATGTTGGAAACGAATTGTTGAACTGGATGCACCATGAGTTATTTTGGAGCATGATGCATTGATAGTAGGTAAACTCAACACCGTTAACATTCCTGATATGGCTGTTGTGACATTCGGGCATCGCGTGCCTGACCGCGATTCGTATACTCCGATTGTAAATAAAGTAGACCACTTGATTGAAATTCCAAGAGCTATTGGCACGCACGCATATGGTCTTAGCCCAGTGACCGCTAAATGGCTTGTCGATGATGCCATAAACGATGGGGTTAAGATGGAAGTAGATCGGTATCTCATGATGGATTGCAAATCGGGACTCCCCCCCTATACGTGGCAGAACCACCACAGGCAGTGTGTTGGGTTAGAGAATCTACTATTAGGGGGTGCGCTAAACGAGACCTTATTAATTTTCCAGAGGCCCTATCTGCTTCTTGGTATCAGGGGTTGACAAACAGTCGCTGATGACATACTTTATCGTCAAAGAGACACCAGAATATAGTCCGGTAGCTCAGTTGGGAGAGCGGGTGCCTTACAAGCACTAGGTCGGGGGTTCGAACCCCTCTCGGACTACCAAACACAATTATTATTCGACATCATTTTTGGTGAAAATTACCAAGCTTATTGATTACAAATTTTTGTAAACTTTTTTCCTTGGTATAAGCTTCAACTTCCCATGGATTAGATTTACTGTATCGCAGAAATTCGAAAGGCTCTCCATCCCATTCACCAGATATCTGACCTTTTTCAAAATTAAGAATGGCAAGTTTGCCCGATGCAAGTTGTTGGGCGTGAACCATCTCATGCGCCAGCGCACGGAGTTTTTCTCCGGTTGATATGTCCTTATCAACAAAGATGAATATCTTCTTAGGAGAGCGCCCTAGACCTATTGTAGCACCATATTGAGAAGCGTCTAGGTCGTATGGTGGATCGAACGTAATAGTAACCTCTCGATCATTTAAGTCTAGTTCATTTGATAACAGGTCAGCCGCTTTCTGAAGGTATTGCAATTCCTCAGATTCGGTGGCATTCTGTACTCTGGAACGTTCTAATATAGTTGAGATTTTCATAAGGATATTTATGGTAAGAGAAACAAAAGTTGTAAATTCCAAAACAGCCGAATATGATGTGTATATTGGTAGGTCTAGTAAATGGGGTAATCCGTTCATGATAAGTATGCACGGAACGCGAAGTCAAGTTATCAATAAATATCGATCATGGATTAAAAAGCAGCCTAAACTTCTAGAGTCTCTTGACGAGCTTGATGGAAAGGTGTTAGGATGTCACTGTAAACCGGAGGCATGCCATGGTGATGTGCTAGTTGATCTTCTTAGAGAGAAGAAACGGCGTGAAGGTATTACTGAATTATTTGAGGAATAATAAATGCATATTTGTCCACTTGAAATTGTCGCGGTTCTATCTGTAATCCAGACAATAGTCCCGTATACTATGGCGTGGTGGAATCTTAATGTGGCACCACTTTTGAAAAAGAATAAATTGCATGATTGAAATACCACTCAACGATGACATGCGGGCACTAGCCACTATCAAGGCGAAAGAACTTGGAAAGCTAAACAATTCTATCAGAAAAGGTAAAGGAAATAAGGTAGGGTTTTTGGGTGAAATTGCGGTTGCCTATCTTTTCAGTGGCTACCTACATAACACATATGATTACGATGTTCTCGCATTCGATTGTAGAATGGAAGTAAAAACCAAAGAAACTACCGTTGTGCCTTCTCTGGATTATGAGGGAAGCGTGGCATCCTGTAACCTCAAACAGGATTGTGATATTTATGTTTTCACTAGAGTCATGAAAGACTTGGAAACATGTTGGATATGCGGTATGATTAAGAACGATGACTTTTTGACGAAAGCTCGAAAGCTCACCAAAGGTCAAAAAGGATGGTAGTAACGGTTTTGTCGTGAAGCAAAATTGTATGAATATGTTTTATAGCGATATGGCTATTCCAGATAAAGTCTTGGACTACGCCGAGAAGTATGGATTTAAAACATTGTACCGTGGATAAATAATAGTATATGGTGGGGTGGCAGAGTCTGGCTTAAGGATAGTGTGTCCTAATTGTCATACTCAGACTGATACATATTGTAGTAAAAATGCACGGAAGAGTTATCCGAAAGATTCAGGGTAGCGGAGACGCTCTTGAAAAGCGTTTGTCGTAACCGGCGTGTGGGTTCGAATCCCACCTCTTCCGCCAATAGAGAGTACGGTCCACTGGAGGACAACCAGTTTCGAAAGCTGGCGGGCTGCTTAACGCGGTCGGAGTTCGATTCTTCTACTCTCTGCCAACATAGGAGCAAAAGATGGTTCGCACATTTGACATTCTTCACCTTAAATGACTCTAGCGTATGATTTCCCAACCGTTAGGGTCGTTGACTGGGAGAGTGAAAATGAAGAACAAGAAGCGGGCCATTCGTAGGCATCACCGTGAGCGTATGCTTGCAAAGCGTTATCTGCAAGCGAAATCCTATAGACCGTATACAGTTACGCACCAAGATGAATGGGATGCGTTTGAACGTCGGTGCTATTTGACGGCACACCACATGCTCCATACACCATGTTTGTGTTCGAATCCGGTATGTTGTGGCAATCCTCGAAGACTCAAGAGTCAGGAATCTTTGACTTTACAAGAGCGTCGTAACGTGCTATCGTTCGAAGAACAAATAGGAGATGCCGATGATATTCTGGTGGAAATATAAACCCGTTTACAGTGCAGTGCTGACCCATATAGGGCGCAGTACCAGTTCGTGGGATAATGTTACGGCTACTGTTGTTTTTCTTGAAAACGGATTCGGGGCGCGTGAGCTATTACTCGACGGAATTTATACTGCTGGTAGTGATACCAAGAATATTTGCAGCCACCCTTGGTATTTGGCTCTTGCCAATCCTTGGAAACATGGGACTCTGACACTAGATGATGTTCAGAATGGGCGTTCAGATGACATTCATCTGTTCCCAACAGGTAGAGTGACTCGTATAGCTGGACCGGGTATAAAAGATGACGAAGAGTAATAACAATAACAGGGGTGTAGTTTAGTCGGGAACAAACGTTGACCTCCTAAGTCAAAATCGTGGGTTCGAATCCCACCATCCCTACCAATAGGATAATATCGACATGGACATTACTGAAATTATTACAGGGATTTTACTGGTTGTCCTGATCGCTATGATTGCTGTTAAAATGCAAATAATAGCAAGTGACGGTGACCGGTCATATATCGATGAAGTCGATGCTCGCGATGAAGAGCTTCGAGGAAACAACGATATTACGCAGGAAAACCCCACTGTGCAGAAGGGCTAAATATGGTATATGATCCGAAAGTTGTTAGGGCCAATCTTCTTAAATTGATAGAAGACGAGCCGGATGGGTTTCCCGGTATCATCGGCCCATACTTCAGCACACCAGAAGAGGCCGAAGCCTACCGACTTGAACAGTGGGAAGGTTACGCCGAACGTATGGCACCTGACTTCTGGATTTAATGCCCCCGTATCTCCTTGGCCTTCTAAGCCGTAGAAAGAGTAACTGGATTCATGCAGGTTCGACTCCTGTCGGGGGTGCCAACAAACAAGGATGTATAAATGAGTTGCATGAATGGTTCACGTGTGGTACTATAATTAGATCATACATGGGTTTCATGCCCTCTTTATAGAACAAAAATGGAAGGTGTGCCGGGATTGGCCTGTCCGGGGCTGTTTGCTAAACAGAAAGCTACGTAAGTGGTATGAGGGTTCGAATCCCTCACCTTCCGCCAACTTTATTTTTAATTAGGTATTAGGAGACAGATATGCCAACAATTAGACCCCTGCGTAACATCCTCGTAATTGAGAAAGAAGAAGACGAAAAAACTTCCCCCGGTGGTATTCATTTGACGAAGATCGACAAAGATAAGCCACGTATCGGTAAGGTGTTAGCGGTAGGACCGGGCACATATACTGATGACGGTGAGTTTCGTGAGACTGGTATTGAGGTTGGGGACCGTATCGTGTATACTCTCGCACATGAAAAAACTTTTGAAATTGACCATGAAGAATTTGTGTGCGTATTGTCGAGTGGGGTTCTCGGTAAACTTCCAGTATGAGCATCATAACACCGCAATTGAATCAATTGGGGCAATTGATTCAATTGCATGCTCACTGGTATGAAATGTATGTTGTTACTACGAAACACTCTTGGCTAATTGAATCTAACTTTCAAATTACATTAAGCCACAATTACTATGACCTTAAGTATAATATTCTCATTGAATTTAAAACTGATGATTTTTTCCGAAGCGTAAAAAATTATAGCGTACTATTAGATTACTTATATGATTGCTCGCTACGATTGACTATATTATCCAGTAATGATACAATGCGCCCCTTGAACTTAGGCTATCTTAATTTCGAAAAAGCTATACTGGGTTACAATGTTGGTCTTTTGTTTACAACGAATGAAGAAGCTTTACTCGACTACAATTTAATATTTGGAGATTTTAAATGGATACAACCCTACATGCCGGAAAGTTCGTGCAACTAAAGCAACGTGATGGTGATGGGTACAGTTATGAATTCGTTCACGAGTCTCGGTGTGATGGCAACATTGTAGCTATCCTTCCTGTAAGTTTTAGCCGTGGGATGCTAGTGCGACATGAATTCACCCCCTGTTGGGGTGATGGGCTGAACGTCAGTTCGATCACTGGTGGTTGGGAGAAAGATAGACACCCCACCCCAATTGATACCGTACTTGAAGAGCTTCGCGAAGAAGCCGGTATCGTCCTAAACGATGAAAGTTGTATTATGAGTCTTGGTACGTGTCGTGGCACGAAGAGTAGTGACACGCTATATCACTTGTTCGTAGTCGATCTTACAGAAGAAGATATGTGGGATCAGATTGAAATTGAAACTGATGGCTCCGTGCTTGAAGGTAAAGCCCATAATGAATGGGTAACTGTCCCTGCGCCAATGAGTGATACTAACGCGGAAGATTGTCCGTGGCTTGTGGACGGGCAGGACCCACTCCTTTATGTTATGTTCACGCGATGGATGACTGGTCTTCTACACAAGGATGTATCTCGCGCAGATTATGCTTGACAAAGACTCCAAGAAAGTCTAAAGTGCGTGCATATTCAGGAGACATACCATGACTAATCGAATCTACCGCAGTCGCATGAAAGTTGATGAGCCTACTCCGAATAAGGGTTTGATCTTTCCCAAGATCATGTTGGAGGGTGCTATCGAAACATATCTGGTTCGTGAAAATTTCATTGGCATGCTTGAAGATGAATCTGACGTAGATAAATACGATGTTAATCCGTCTAAGGTCAGCCATTGGGTTGATAATCTTTACATTGATTCTGAAGGTTATCTCTGTGCATCGATTCGTTTTCTTGATACCCCCGCAGGTAAAATGGCCGAGAATATGGCAGATGAGCTTTTGCTCACCCCAGTCTTTTTTGTTACCCCCGATTGGGATGACAAGACGTTGATTACTAGCTGTGAGGTACAGCACATCAACCTTCGTCCCCAAAATTTGTTGATAAGCGCATAGTTGAAAGAATAAATATAATAATGAACCCCCCTAAAAATAAAGAAATTTTTGATGACATGAAAGAAAATTGGGATGAAATACAATCCTTATGGTGTGAAGCGTATAGCACGAAAGAGCAACCCAGTCCCGAAGATCGTGACAAAATGGACAAGCTAATGCTCAAACGTGAAAATATGCGAATAGAATTATTTAAACAGTTGTAGTAATTGCTTCCTTAGTTTAGCTGGAAAAACGCGAACCTCGTAAGTTCAAATCGCCTGTTCGAATCAGGCAGGAAGCACCCAGAAATCAATAGCTAAGGCATGCTGGTGAGCGTATTACAAAAACTGTCTGAGGATACTGATTGTGGAAGATAATTTTAAAAAAAGTCAAATATGCGACTGTGAGTGTCATGGTAGTGAAAGTATAATGCACTGTATGCCATGTTGTGGCTTCACGTATAAAAGATATGTTAATGAGGATGGTAGTATTGACATTGGTCAGTGGAGCGCGATATTTAACAAGGTTCACGGCGTACTGCCTACAGTCATTGAGAGCGGCGGCAAATGGTACTGGATACATAAATAACTATAACACCGCCCCCCTAAGCATAAATGGCGATACACGGCACCAAGCACCAAGCACCAAGCACCAAGCACCAAGCACCAAGCACCAAGCACCAAGCACCAAGCACCAAGCACCAAGCACCAAGCACCAAGCACCAAGCAGTCAATAGATGGTGTTGAGGTTATTTTTGATTTCGAAAATAAGCACGAAGTCTGTGCTAGGTTGTACATCGTTGGGAGAAATTGATGTCAGAAGCGATTGATTGCATTTTTGCAAAAAACAAATATGGGAACTATTGTATCCCTCGCTCTTCGAGTCACCGAACTGTTGCTGGAAGGGTACTAGGTGGGCACACGTATGAAAAAGATACAATTGACTTCATTCTTGCAAACCGTGGCGATGGTGCTGTAGTTCATGCAGGTGCATACTTTGGTGATTTTCTCCCCGCACTTGCATCTGATAACGCAGTAGTGTATGCTTTTGAACCAGTGTTCGAAAACTATCGTTGTGCAAAGATCACCGTTGATCTAAACTACCATACGCACCAAACGAAAGTTATTCATGCTGCCCTTGGCTCTACCCATGGTGAAACCATTCGCATGATTACTAAAGAACAGGGCAAGGATATCGGATGCGCAAGTAAGGTAGAATCTGATCGCTGGGTAGCTACAGAAGATAACTCAGAAGAGGTTCTAATCTTTATACTTGATTGGGCTATACATCCCAGACATCGGGTTAGTATAATTCATTTGGACATTGAGGGATATGAAGAAGAAGCTTTGAAAGGTGCGACAGAATTGCTTAGGAGGGATCGTCCCATTTTGATTCTAGAAATGTGGCAAGATAGTTATCTTGATACTCCGTTCTTCAAGGACTTCATCTTTGGTGAATTGAATTACGTTAAAGGACAGAAACTGTATGAGAATACTGTTCTCATGCCAGCATAAATAAACGAATATGCCGCTATAGCTCAGTTGGTAGAGCGTCTGACTTGTAATCAGAATGTCCGGGGTTCAAATCCTCGTGGCGGCACCAGTTTTCGAATCAGTACCAGTATCCTAAAAGTAAAATCCTTCATTTACACAAACAACGTATCTAAAATGGCTTAAGGTGCAGAATATGATTTCTTTTTCCTAACCACATTGTGTTTGTTTGCCACAATTTATATTAGACTTCGTACTGCTGAATTTATGGTGAATCATCTTGCTGATTATGTTGTTGAGTATGGGCTCACGAAAGAGGAATTCACTGAAAACTTCGCACTATACTATGACACTCTGAACCTACTGGATTGGTTTCCGAGTGCAAGGGCGAGACACGTTGCGAATGTAATTTATCTTAAGGCTCGCGGTGAATATTACGATGGACATTAAATCCGGTAGCGGATACCCCGCCGGAGCACTAAGTAACTTCGCCCCACACCCCTTTGTATTTCGTGGTGTGGCAGTTTCTTCTATGGAAGGGTTCCTACAATCACTTAAATTTAAAGAGCCCGATATGCAGCGACACATCTGCACGTTGACTGGATTAGCAGCTAAGCGTTCCGGGGCAAAGAAGAACTGGCAGCGCACGCAAATCTTGTGGTGGGATGGTGAGCCGCTTGAACGTGATTCTCAAGAATATCAAGACTTGCTCGATGAAGCGTACTCGACAATGTTCACACAAAACGAGAAGGCTCTTAATGCTTTGAAGGCAACCGGTAATGCTGTATTGAAGCACAGTATTGGTCGAACCAAACAGAATGAAACTGTATTGACTCGACAGGAGTTTTGTAGTAGACTACATAAGATTAGAGATTCTATCAGAAAGGATTAAGAAAATGGGAGACAACGATCCCTATTACAGCACACGTATTAAGATTGGGCGATCCCATCCTCTGCCAGAATATAGGGCAACCGGTTGTATTACAGAAATGCGTCAATGTCTAGCAGACATAGAATCATATGCGATTGATGAACTAGGCGCATGTGATTCAGAGAATATTGCAATAGCTTGGGATTTTGCAACTAATATTCATCACATTATGTATATGCGTTGGGAAAGCGATAAAGAAATGACAAAGCGAGTAGAGGCTACTCGCAAGCGTCGCAATAATAAAATCGCAAAAGAAAAGAGATTAAAAGAACAACGGGATAAGAAAGACAAGGCAGAATTCGAACGCCTTAAGCAGAAGTTCGGAACTTAATGGAAAATTTACATGATCGATATCACATCAACATCATTTGAACATCATTTGAACATCATTTGAACATCATTTGAACATCAACTATTCGGTAGTATCAAGCCGGGGAATATGGTAATTGCTACTGGACATTATAACAGTATCCGTGAGCAAACAGTCGAAGTCGAAGTCGAAAGCGAAGTGGTATTTTGTATTGATTTGGTATTTAAAAAGCAACTAATCATGAATACGCCCGTTGTTGATTTGGGTGATATCTCACCATCAGGTCACTTTCCATTGGCTAAGGCGTTGGAGCAGGTAACGGATGGAGTACTAGCTTTAGTCGATACTAACGCACATAAGAAAGTGATTATTGCATCTCCCGTTTTGGTATCAGTATTTCAGTCTGCTATGACTGGTAACTATGTTTTCTCTCCAGCACTTGAAGGTAGCTATACGGGATTTGGATATACAGGTCTTGCCGGTACACTAAATAACGATATCGATATGTATTACACACTACTGAACTACCCTGAATTGGGTGAAGTAGAGATTCAGGCAATTGTTTTGAACATAGCGGAGGATGGTTCTTATGAGAGCTTTCCAGTAGTATTTAATATTGATTTTTAAGGAAAACGTAAATGAAGAAAATGACACAACGAATACGACGCATTGGAATTGAGCACGTTTAAAAAATCCAATGCGTCAGAAGCTGAAGTAGTAAAAGCGTCCGTCTTATAAGCGGAAGGCAGTGGGTGCAAGTCCCACCTGACGTACCAAAAAAGCGAGTAAAAATGATCAAAGAATCAAAAGATGTGGACTACACTATTGCCACGATGGAACAGCTTGAAAGGCTGGCCCGTGAAGAGGGTAGTGATATTGAGCGTAAACTTAAAACAGCTGATCTGGTCTATGATGGGAATATCTTTCTTGCCATTGTTGAAGGTATAGGATATTCCATTCCAAAACTAGCAAGTCAAATAAACATTGATGCTCACTGATATAATTCCAGTATATAAATAAAGGATAATAATAATGATAAACGTAATACCAATTGATTTAGGTGGCGATAAGACAGGTTATATATTCGACATAACGGTTAATGTTGGTGCAAGACCATCCCACCTTGTTAAAGAAAAGATAGAGGAAGTAGCTGATAAATTTAAAAATTCTGATTTATACATAGAAATGCAGTCAAACAAAATTCCATTTCATTGTTTTTATCATACAGATACTCTCGCTCTTAAGGATACCAATAAGACTATAAGTGACTTAACTAGTGAGCTAAAAGAACTCAAAGAGTCTGTAGGATAAAATAATTAACGATTGCGGGGTAGAGCAGTTTGGTTAGCTCGCCAGTTTCATACGCTGGAGGTCGGAGGTTCAAATCCTCCCCCCGCTACCAACATAAAGAGTTTATATGCCAAAACAATTGCACTTCTGTGGGGGACTCCCTCGCTCAGGCTCTACAGTTTTAATGAACGTCCTTCAGCAAAATCATCGTATCTTTACAACCGGAACGTGTCCTGTTCCTAACATCCTAAATCAAGTCGCAATTAACACTAGGGGTCGTGAAGAATTCATGGCTATGCCTATAGAGCGGGCTGACGAAGCATTGCACGGATTTGCGATTGCCGGGGTCCATGGTTGGTTTGATGCACTTACTGATAAGCCAGTGGTCATTTCTAAGTCTAGAAATTGGTCGGGCTATTACCACCTGTTCCCCGAAGGTAAATACATTGCTATGATTCGTGATCTACGAGATATTGTCGAATCCTTTGATCGTGTAAATGCAAAAACAAAAATCATGCATACCTTTGATAAAACTCATGGGTTACTTCCGGGTATGACAGATCAAGAACGATATCGCTATTATTTCGAAACGGGAAACCCTTTGTCGGGGGCGTTCACCTATGAGCTTCCTCGTGTACTAGAGGCTGCACGCAAGCAGACCCGTGACGTTATTTTCATTCGATATGAAGACCTTATTGTCGATCCGTTCAAAGAGTTAAATAGGGTATACTCGTTCTTAGGTGAAGAAAAATTCGAACACGATTTTGACAATATTCAACAATCTGAAATCTATGAACACGATGCCGTCTATTTCCGAGAGCGGACTAGCCATAAGGTATCGCCCTCGCTGCTGACAAAGAAGAAAGAAAAGCGCGTAAGCGATCCTGCATTCCACAAGCAAATTATAGAACGCAACCTACCGTATTATGAAATGTTTTATCCAGAGGTATTGACATGACGCCCAGAGAATATTTTGAGAATAATTCATATGTTCTGTTGCATGATGTGCTATCCAAAGATTTATGTGAAAATCTAACAAAGCGTATGTTCCAATTGTGTGAAGATGGTAAAATGGTGAAGGATGACCAGTGTCCTAAGTCGGAAGCGATTTATGGTGATCCAGTGTTTGATGGATTGTTAGAAAAACTTGCTGAGCCAATTGGACAGCACATTGGAAAAGAGTTGACCCCAACATATACCTATGCGCGTATCTATCGAACGGGTGAAGTGCTATCGCGACATACTGATCGCCCATCATGTGAGATTAGCGGTACACTAACGCTGGGATTTGATGGCATGAATGTCTGGCCAATTTATCTAGCGGCTGACCCTAACGATGAACGCGGGAAACGTGTTGATCTTAAGATTGGTGACTTTTTGCTATACCGTGGAGAAGACCTTGTACATTGGCGTCCAGAATTTAAAGGTGAATGGCAGTGCCAAGTATTTTTTCATTTCGTAGACGCCAACGGACCACACAAAGATAATAAATTTGACGGCAGACCTGAGCTTGGGCTGGGTGCCGACACTAAGGCAGAAAATCAAAACCAAACTGTAGGGCAGCAAAGTCCTGACACTGGTAACGTAAAACAATCGCGACAAGGAGTATTCCCGATTTATAACGGTGTAATGATTCCAAGTTGGGACCTACAGATTCCCGGTTTAGCTAGTATTACGTCTACAACACATCCAAACCTTGCGTTTACCCCAGAAGAGTGTGAACGGATCATTGGGTTTGCATCATCCATGTACGCGGAAGAAGGCAGTATAGGTGCTGGTGCTGATGGTCTAATTAAGAAAGATATTCGCAATGTAGACTTATATCAAATTCCAATGAACGATGATACACGTTGGGCATTTGATAAGCTAGCGCGTATTGTGAGTATTGTAAACGCGGAACACTTTGATTATGAAATCATGGGGATTACGCATGAACTCCAGCTTCTACATTACGATTCTGGCGAAGACCCCGGCCACTATGAGTGGCATGTTGACGTGGGAAACATGACAAGTTCTACGCGGAAAATTAGTGTGTCGGTGCAACTAACCGCACCTGATCAATATACTGGTGGTGATTTGATGGTCAATAGCAACGGTGAAATGCTAAATGCTTCGCGGGATCGGGGTGCTTTGGCACTGTTCCCAAGTTATTGTCTACATAAAGTAACACCAATGCAAGAAGGTGAACGATGGGCCTTAGTTATTTGGGTCCATGGTTCCAAACGATTTAGATAAGAGGCTATAATGGACGAAGATAACAAAGAATTTGATGTACTACAGTCATCTGAACTAGAAGCTAACAACGCACAGACAACCGCATTGGAAGCTCTCGAAGATACAATGAGCTTGATAACATTGCCGGAGATTACACCTAAACACCTTCCGACTCTGAAAGATAGTTTTGCTCGTGGCAAACTAGCAGAGCTAAAGAGTTTTGGTGGCCATTCTCTTGCATACAACATGGAACGTGTTGATTCTGCAATAAGCAAAACCAAAGAATTGTCTAATATTTACAACCGTAACCACTCGGAGTGGACCCGTCGCATGATCAACCTAGATCACTATGATCCTTGGTTCAACATGCGACAGATCAGTGCCGAAATGTCCAGCCGCCGGTCTGCATTGAATGAGTCCAAGTACCGACACATGAAAAACGAAGTTAAGCTTCGTCGGTTGTTTAAAAAGAAAGATCGGTATCTTGAAATCATGCAGGAGCAAAATGCACCTGTCACCGAAGAATATATTTCGGCGGCAGAGATTAAGGACAAGCCAGTACCGTTCCACGTTTCGGTTTCAGATGGCGATAAGACCCGTGTTGAAATGATGGTTTATGATGAGAAGCTTGGTGAAGCCCGCCCCGCGAAAATTGATGAACTTCATCTTCACGAACTGATGATTGAAATTAGTGAAATGCAGGAAGGCATTCTTAATGGTATGTCATTCATTGAAGGTGCTATGAAAGAAGTCTTGATTCTAGAAGATTTGTATGATCAACTTAAACTACAGATCAATACGTTTAGTGAAGCTGACTACGAGGACCATAATGCGCGTGCACACCTTCGTCAAGCTATTGCACAGTCTTTACGTGATGTACGTGGTGGTGGTACTATCACAAAAGGTGAACAAAGATTGTTAGAACAGATTGGTGTCAATCCTACTCGTCTACAAAAAGAGCTTCGCGCATTTGTTGCAGATGCTAAAACTGGTGAGAATGGTGACGAACTATCTATTCTTCGGACGAAAGAGTTCATTGAGAGTGTAGCCGATATGTACCTGAAGGCGGGTGTTGTTGAAGCCAAGTCCGAGGCTTTTGGATTTAAATCTAAGCCGCGTACAGATTACATGTATACTGATAAAATTGGCAAGATTGAAAATAACACACAATCTCATGAACCGGGGCCAACAGTGGAGACGGGGGACGAAATACCCGGCTTCAGTTTCCAGATAACACCGGGAGACATCGATACGTCTGGTACGTAATAAAGAAAAGCCCTCCGAAGAGGGCTTTTCTTTTTAGGGGGGTTGACAAACTCTATAAAATTGGTAGAATGTCCAAAGCCTTAAAGTATCCTTCAAGGCTTTGGTCATTTAGGAGAAAAAATGTTGGAAATTATTCTTGTGTTGGGAATGCTTCTTGGAGCAGCATCTGTAGTTATTGCACCTATTTGGGTAATCTATAGATACTTCAAGAATAGGGGCGACAGTGGCATCGTCACTGTAAACGCTGTACCATCGAAACCAACCATCATTGATGACGATGAAACTTCTGATGTTAAATACCCTAGAACGCCGGATGAGCTAATCGAATGGTTGTCCGCTGATGGGGTGGATGTTAATCTTGAAACCCGTAAAGCCATTCGTAATCTTTTCTTGGAAGGTAAATTGAAAGGCATTCGCTTGGAGCAAGCTAAGCTATGACGTATGTTAAATATCCCCGCACCCCACATTTGCCTTGGTCTCCGGGTGCAGATGAAGACGATATCATTCTCGATACGACTACAGCCTTTGCGGGCATGGAAGTTGTTGTTACCGAGAAAATGGATGGGGAGTGCACCACCATGTATCGGGATCATATCCATGCTCGATCTGTCAATAGTGGATACCACTGGTCTCGTGAATGGGTCAAAAACCTGTGGGGTTCTGTCTCCTTCAAACTGAAAGATGATGAACGAATCTGTGGTGAAAATATGTTCGCTGTGCATTCTATTATCTACACGCAATTACCATCTTATTTTCTTGCCTTTTCGTGGTGGGAAGGTGACACTGCATTGTCGTGGGATGATACCGTTGAGCGCTGCAATAATACACAGTGGCATATCAAAACAGGTGAGCAGTATCATATGGATCATGTGCCGGTTCTTTATCGTGGCGTGTATGATGAGGAAGCGATCAAGGCTTTGTATACTGATGATATGCAAAAGACTGTTGAGGGCTACGTTATTCGTCCAGCTGGAAGCTTTCAACTTAAGGACTTCCAACAAAGTATAGCTAAGTTTGTGCGTAAAGGCCATGTACAGACTGACCAGCATTGGATGTGGTCTGGGGGCGAGCGAAATATGTTGCGCCTTCAACGAAATTGAGCTAATATAAAACGGAAGGAGATAATATGAATAAGATAATTTTTACGATTACCGGCCCAACGTGTTCAGGAAAATCTACCTTAACCAAATTGATGGTAGACACTGGTAAGTTTACTGAAATTGTCTCGACCACAACTCGAATAAAGCGTGTAGGGGAAGTTGACGGGGAGAACTACCATTTTGTGACTCCCAACGAGTTTGACGAAATTGAAATGTTGGAGACGGTTACATTCAATGGAAACTCGTATGGTGGCAGTGTCGCTGAATTTGAAGATAAGTTTGATAGTGGTTTGGTGCCAGTGATTGTAGTTGATCCTAATGGTATGTTTCAAATAAATCGCAATGCCACGGAAAAGGGGTGGACGGTCGTCAATATGTTCATCGATTGCCCTACCGAATTGCAGGCTCAGCGTTTCCTTGAAAGGTTCACTGAAGACTATCGTCGGCTCTTGGGTAACGGTGACATGGATGATTACTGTGATCTTATGACAGAATACGCAGGCCGCATGACTACCATTATTGAAGTTGAAAGTGGCTGGGTTGACCAATATTTGCAAGGACGAACGCTAGAGGATAATCTTTATTTTAATCGGTTTATGCATGGTGATGAGACAGAAGCCCTTAGTGATGTATTGGAAGTTCTTGACACCATTAATGCTTGACAGCTTGCTTCTGCCACGGTAAGCTCACTCGAAATTGAAGGAGATTAACCAATGTCAGAATTTAACGTCAAAGTAGTTAGACTAACCATCGAAGAGCATCCGAATGCTGATGCTCTCGAACTCGCTGTCGTTGGTGGATATCGTTCTATCGTGCGTAAGGGACAGTTCCAGACGGGCGACCTTGCCGTTTATATTCCTGAACAGGCTGTGTTGCCCCAGTGGCTTGTTAAAGAGCTTGGGCTGGAAGGTAGGCTTGCTGGTAAAAACAGTGACCGTGTGAAGGCTATCAAGCTTCGCGGTGTGCTGTCTCAAGGTCTGATTTACCCCTTGAAGAAGTGCGAGACGACTGATGGCTCCGAATGGTATGACATGCATTTCATCGATCCTGATGAGGGTCCTACTGATCTTTATGTGCCTGAAGGTGCTGTTGTAACTCACTACCTTCGCATCGTAAAGTACGAGCCGCCGATTCCGGTGCATATGGCAGGGCAGGTTTGGAATGCTAGTGGCAAGACTCTCCGATTCGATATTGAGAATTGGAAAAACAACCCGGATGTGATTCAGGATGGGGAGGAAGTTATCTTCACGGAGAAGGCGCACGGGACCTTTGTGTCCATGGGCATCTATGACCAGACTTACATTGTGAACTCGAAAGGTCTTGGCAAGCAGGGTCTAGCATTTAAGCTTAACCCGATGAATGCTTCCAACCTGTATGTGAAGATGTTCAATGACGTTGGTCAAGCTCTTGTCGATGAGCTTACTCACCTACTGGATACCGATAGCATCTTTGTTCTTGGTGAGATTTTCGGTAAAGGTGTGCAGGATTTGCACTATGGCTCTACGGAACCGGTGTTTAGGGTGTTTGACATTTACGTGGGCAATCCTAATGGCAATGGTGAGACGGGCCGTTACCTTAACTCCGATGAAGTACTTGATGCCCTAGAATGGTTTGAGAATAGACTCCATGAATCGGACGATGGCATTGGTGACGAGATTAAATACGGTGGCTATGCGGTTGAGTACATGCCTGTTCTTTACAGTGGTCCGTTTTCGGTAGAGGTGATGCAGGAATACACCGATGGTAAGGAAACGCTGTCAGGAAAAGAGGCGCATATCCGTGAGGGTATTGTGATCAGAACCGCGATTGAGCGTCGAGACAATGAGATTGGTCGTGTGATTCTCAAGAGTGTCAGTGCTGCATACTTGACTCGTAAGGGCGATGCTACTGAGTACCAGTAGCATTTGCTGTACAAAAACTAACTAGGTAATTTAAAAATGAAAACAATCACAGCCATCATCATTATTCTGTTTGGTATATTGCTAAACGGATGTTCTGAAGGTAACAAAATCTCTACTGTATACCATTTGACTTGCTATTTTGGGGCAGAACCAACGGTGGTTGTTGACCGAGACTTTGATTTTGTTCGGGAGCATCAAAATGTATAGCGAGCATTTGATTATGCTGCTGACATGAGGTATCGGTATCCTGTTGAATCCTGTGTATATTCAAAGCGCAAAGTTACGGTTCTACGCCAGTAATTCATAATATACTTTCGTAAAAGGATACCAATGACTTCATTTCACTTAGAGTTGCATTTGATTTTAGCTGATTTGCACGAAACGATACAATCACAAGGTTATCCTTCGTATATCCTTGTGACGAATCCAGTCTGTCAAAGCTTATTGAATCGTGCTGTGGATGACCTCGATGAAACTTCAGAGGAAACCCCAACACTGGACAAGTAATAGGGATTCCTATTTCGTCTATATCCGCAGTTGTGAGATTGAACTCTATATTTCTTTTTTTAGCACTTTCTTTAAGCTGATTTAGTAGTTGCTTGAGTTCTTTCTGTGTGATATGATATGTCATACACTATGTATACAAATTTGTAGACTAGGCATCCGTTTTAATCGGAGAACACCATGGATTTTCTAATCTTTATATTGTGTTTTATAGTTTGGTATTGTTGGAATGCCCTCGAAGCAGTCTTAAATGGTGGCTCGGGAAATATGAACACGGCACATGGAGTAGCAAAGAGGTACCACACATAACAGTAAGTCGTGGGGGCTGGGTATACGACCCTGCATACTATTACTTCAACGAAATAACTAAGGTATGTGATTATATTATTTTATGTAAACCCGGCAAACCGTGGCAATGGGATAAATAACATTAATACTAGAGGAAAGTAAAATGAAACGCATTCTAGAAATTCACCCGGCAGAGGGTGGTAACGATTCCAAACTATTTGTCAACGATCTAGCTGAAGCATACTCCCGCCTATCAACTACCTACGGTTGAAAGTGTGACGTTAAAGTTCATCCAAGCTTTACACAACTCGACATCACTGGTAAAGACCTACGTGGCCTTGATAATGAAGCCGGTGGGCACAGAATACAACGAATCCCTCCAACTGAGAAACGTGGTAGAGTCCACACTTCTACGGTTACAGTATCCGTTGTTGACCCCAATCAGTTATCAGTAAACGATGCTTATCTATCCCTCGATGATAAAGACTTCCACGTTGAGTGGTTTTCAGGAACCGGTAAAGGTGGGCAACATAGAAATAAAAAGCAGAACTCTTGTCGCCTCACCCACACGCCCACTGGACTTTGTGAAGCTCGTCAAGGTAGGAACCGTAAAAACAATTATGCTGAGGCCAAGCAAAGTCTATTGACACAGATTAGCGAAATGTTATATAATGACCAGTCTAAACAAACATCACAAATAACTAGGGAACAACGGGGCTCTGGTATGCGTGGTGACAAAATAAGAACATATCGCTTTCAGGATGATCAAGTAATTGACCATCAAACAGGTAAGACTGCGAAAGCAACAAAAATAATGAAAGGTGGAATGAATCTATTATGAAAATAATACCTGAAAAATTTGACGCAGTGAGAGACGCAATTATATTTGAGGAAGTAGAAAAAGGACTCATGATCCTACAAGGGCTTGTGAATGATGGTACTATCTACGATTACGCAATGGCAGAATCAGTCCAGACTGATTATGCTGTTAAGTTTAGGGAAGGCGAAGATTTTTGGTTAATGATGGGCAAAAACGGATGATGGTTATTTTATTGTGGAAGCAATAAATATGTTTGGTGGAACAGAAGAACAATACGAAACTTGTTCAGGGCCTAGCACTTTTCAAATCTCAAAGCCTAAAAAAATAAAAATGTAAGGTTTAATATGAGTCCAGAAGAAGAGTACCAACGTTACATTAAGCATCTGCGGAGTACATATGCTGAAGCGCTCCATGATCCTGATACGCAAAAACAATTTGTAAAACAGGTCAAATCTAAGCTTGACAGTATGGTGTCAGTTGGTAGACTAGACAGTCATACCTTTACAGGTATTGATTTCGTCAATGAACGCTTTTCTTTTGAAGTAGTCTCTAGAGATGGTAGTGAAAATACGGTAGAGTTCGATATACCGGTCAACTATTACCATGGACGAACATACCCAGATGATGTGTTTAGTCACGGCGGCTAAATACCATTAGTCTGCTCCTATAGTTTAACGGGTAAAACACGACCTTGGTAAGGTCACATTCTCAGTTCAAGTCTGTGTAGGAGCACCAACAATGAAAACAACTAAGCTGTTTTTAATGAAGACGATTACACTCCCACTAAACTGGGGCATTTCGTACTAGCAGTTGGCTCTATGACCATATTCATGATTTTATCTTTCATTCTCTCTAGACTTATACATTATGGTATGCTACTATGCTCTTAGCAACTGACAAAGGAGAATTACTATGGGTGAGTTTTTTGGTGCTATTTTGGGTTTTGGTGGAGGCATTCTGTTTAGCTTCTAGTTTCTGGTAGGTGTTGTCTGTTTTGGGCTTTTGAATGAAAGCAAACAAAACACCGGCTTCTCTATCTTCTTCGGCATTCTTGCCACAGTGTCTGCCTTCGGGTTCTTCAACATTGGGGCACTGTCGGGCATTGGCTGGGGTGTACTTGCGGTGGCCTATATCGGTATCGGCTCGGTATACTCACTTTGGCGTTGGCATCGCCACGCAGTTACGATTACGAAGGAATTCAACAAGCGTACAGACGGTATGACACAAACTGGTGCCCCTTTTAGTACGCTGAGAGAAGCATACTTAAACGACACAAACTTTCGTAAGAATAAACCGACTCTTGGTTATTGGTTTGCAATGTGGCCCCTGAACGGTATTGCACATCTTGCGGGTGACTTGGTTATTGCCGTAGAGAAGTTCCTCACGACCTTCGTTGGCGGCATCTACGACCAGATCAGTGAGCGTGCGCGCCGCGATGCGAATATCGATCTGAACAAGTACTGATATATATTTTACAAAGGAGTTTATTATGAAAGTTAATGGTGTATAGATTTTAGACGGTTGGTAGATAGTATTCATCCGTGGTCCCCCTAAATTGAATGATTTTATTAGCATCAGGTCATTCAATCAAAACAAAGGAGGATTAAATAATGACTACTAACGAAAAAATTAAGAACGAATTGTTTGAAACGAAAGAAGATTATTTGGCATTTCGCAAAGCTTGGGCAGACTACATCAACAGTGGTAAGCACAGGCCAACTTACGAAGAGACTGAGATTAGAACATGGTGTCCTATCGACAAGGCTATGCGCCCCCAGAAGCACACCGCAAAGACCTGCCACTTAGACGCAAGTCAGCAGTTGCTCTTCTGTCTCTTGGCTGGTAAAGATTTGTCTGTGACATTTAAACCGTCACCCACTAATCGTAAGGACGGCTTTACGAGTGCGAAGGAAAAGTTGTATTTGAGAATTAATGAAGCCAAGTTTTTGGTAGATCATGATACTAGCAATAAGCAAGTCAATGAACACCAGTTATGGTTTATCAATAGGGATCGCATGAAGTTATCAAAATTCATAGAACCTTTTGGTATTACAATTGAAACGCTAGCGTCGCTCCATTTATACGCATCGCGTATGTTATTGCTGACGAACGAAGAAGTAACCAAGGAAGCGGCGTAAGCCGCTTTCCATGGGTGTATAGCTCAGTTGGGAGAGCGCCACGTTGACATCGTGGAGGTTCGCAGGTTCAAACCCTGCTACACCCACCAACTCCTATAAATACTTTCAAACTGGAGAACATTATTGTGAAAATAACATCTATTCTTGAAAGTGTGATATCAGAAGTTCCTCTGAAGGACTTCGAACCTATTGGAGATTTCTCAAAAGGATCATCTTTCAGAGACCCCCGTGATCGGAAGATGATCACCAATCCTAAGTTTAAAGAAATTGTTGCCAAGAAATTCGGTAAGACCGAATTCGATATCAATCTGTATTTTGTAAACACCCCGAAAGGTAGAAATCATATTGAGGTAGGTGCCGTTGATTTAGATTGGGTTCGTGAAAATCTTGGAGACGAAGTAGCTGACAAGGTTGAACCTAACTTTGGCGACGAAGATGAAATAAATGTCATCTTCACTAATAATAGTGGCGCAGAACGAATCAATATGACCCCATGGATCATGGCACATCGAATAGGCCATGCCCTTTCTCGATTCAGCATGACGCATGGTGGTGGGCGTCAATTCAGATCATATCAAGAAGTTGTCGATTACATCGGCAATGAATTCAATACATTCTTCCAAGACGTATACGGTATTAAGGGCTTTAATGCAAAGGGTAAGTTCGGTCCATATGCCCGTCGAGACCAATTGTTGTTTAAGCACTTGGCGCATAATCTTGGAACGTTCAAGTCTGCTCGCGATAACAACATGCGAGAATACTTTGAACTATACAATGAGTTGTTTGCGCAGTATTTGATAACAGGTAAGGTTACAATGAATGATCTTCCCGAGAGATTTAAAGCTGGCAATTTCGGATATGTATCCGTCCGCGATAAAGAGGCGTATGAAGAATTGAAAGACTTGGGTAGTTTTGAAAATACCTTGAATCATTATTTCCAAGAACTGCTTTTTGAAGCCCAACAACATATATTGGTGATGTAATATGCTATTAGAAGATTTTAAAGGCAATGTCTTACTTAGTTATCTGAAACCACTTGAGACCCCCCACGTAACTTCATTTGATTTGATGGATAATCATAATGTAGATGGTTCTTACCCTAAAAAAATTGCTCAACTTGTTGAAAAATACAGTGGTTCGTGGCTACATGAAATTGGTGGTAAGCAGGAAATGTTCTATCGGGGTATAGGCAGTATGACCAAGGAGCAGGCATCTAAAGATGCGGTCGTATCACAACGTGTCAATATGTCACGTAATGAACCAAGTGATGAAAGGCTACATCAGTTTCTAATCAAAAATATCAATGATTGCTCCAATGGTAAGGCTGTAGCGAATAGGCACAATTCAGTATTTGTTACTTCAAATAGACTTCAAGCTCGTGGGTATGGTATCATTTATGTGGCGCTACCCATGGGAGAGTACCATTATACGTGGCATAAAAAATATCGCGATATGGTTGCCGTAGAAAAAGAAATCGATAACGATTTTGATCGAGAGGAATTTTGTAAAGGTCTAGTCATCGATCAGGGTATTAAAGAAGCCCATGCTTCTCAACACGAAGTTATGGTGCATGCTAACTCTATTTTACTTATCCACGAACCAGCTTATGACTTATACAGGGATTATGGGTAGTGATACTATCTAGAAAAAATAAGTACGTCTTTATTTCAACCCCGAAGACTGGATCGCATTCTTTTTTTAAGCTGCTAACTGAAGAGTTTGATGGTGAGAGATTAGGGCCTCAATTTCATAGAACTGAACTTCCGAAAGCCGTTGATGGTTACACGGTATTTTCTACCTGTAGGAATCCTTATGAGCGGCTTGTGGCATTATGGAATTCTCTGTTGTTTTCTAAGAACGACAAGCACGCATATCGCGATACTTGGCTCCGTGTTATAAAGAAGGATGATTTTGGTACGTTCTGTAAATTCGCAGCAGAAAATACACACAACATAGAAACTCTACCAGCATTAAGGCTTCCCATTCTTATGATGCCCCAGTATAGATGGTATAGACGACTTCCACCAAACGTGCTACCATTGCATCTTGAAAATATAAATGAAGAATTTAATGCGCTTTCGTTCGTAGATCGAGAAGTTGAAATTCCAAGAGTCCTCCACCGCCCACATGCCAATTGGGACGAGTTGAAAACTGACGAAATCATACACCATGCAAATATTTGGGCTGGGGAAGATTTCGAGAAGTTTGGATATTCAAAAGAGACATAAATATAGTATGTAAAGGGGGGCAGCTATGTTTAATCGAATTTAACTATGAGGATTAAACATGAAGCCGAAAACCTATCAGATCAAGCCATATCGCGTGGTATACCGCGTTTGGGATGACTGGAAGAAGACCTTTGTCTTTGAAACTGATGACCGTAAAGTTCTTCACGATACCTATCGTAAGGACTACTGGAATATCCCATACGCAAAGAGCATCTATGATGAGCCTCAACCGCGATTCATCATCTATAATCAGTATGGCGAATTGTGTGACTTTAATGCGTTCCTGAAAGAATTCCGTGAACCATATGCACCTCACCGTCGTGGTAGAGATAGGGCACCCGACGTTCGCTACAAAAAGGGTAATCCCAATAAGATTAAGCGGGGCTACTATGAGTGGGCTAGATTTTGGTATGGAGTTGGGTGGCACCAGCCTTACGATTGGTATGAAGTGCCTTATAAGGTGAATGGGGTTTACCGTGCAGTGAGAACGACGAACGAGATTCGTCAGAACGCTGCACATGAACATGACATTGGTCCACAGTATGTGCGCCGCAGTCGCTCAGCAAGAAGCTTGCCCTCGTCGTGGGATGATAAGTCCAACAGTGCCCAGCGAAGCATTAAAAGTTGGAAGACTCATTCGAAGCGCCGTAAGCAGTGGAAAGTATAAATATACTTAGGTTAATAGTACTTCCTATTACCACAATGGGGGAGGGCTTATGATAAAGATAATCATTGCCTTTGTATTTTTAGTATTAAGCTCAGTAGCTATGCCTGATGATGATGTGAATTTTAGGATCTCCATCCCCATAGATAGTGCATCTGGGCCAATTTTCGGAAAGCCAAAAATTGGCATGAGAGCAAACAAATTTACGATAGACTTTAAGTCGTCTAATCATTTTGTTTTTAGTTTGGGTCGAGTAACGCTTGATACCTCTCATGAAAATTGGATTGTTCAAGAGAATGAAATGGTTGACATTGACCTAACAAACATATATAATTATAATCCTTAATGGTGAGGAATGCAAACTGGCCGAGCAGTTCGCCTCATAAGCGAATGATTGTGGGTTCAAGTCCCTCCCTCACTACCAACAATAGGATGTCATAAAAATATGATTGAGATAATTGAGAGTTCTGAACACGAAGGATTTGTATGTGTGGTATATGAGGGCACGCCATTAGCAGTTGGATTTCGTCCTAAAGATTATAATGATATGAGTATGCTTCATGGTACGGACGTTTCTCAAGAACTATCTAAGGCAGTTGGTTTTGAGAGTTCGGTGGAGCTTGAACGTCTTCGTATGATTTCCACTGAAGCGGAAGTCATTAACGCTGTAGCCGAAGATGTAAAATGCGCAATTGAAGATTACATGGAAGCATATAATACGTAAACAATAGTAGGGTGGCAGAGCGGCCTATTGCCTCACATTGGAAATGTGATGGTCGGAAACGGCACGAGGGTTCGAATCCCTCCCCTACTGCCAATTTGAAGGAAGCTTGCATGTTCACTATCAACGAATCAGAAAATTTCAAAGGTGAACTTTCATTGTACTGGAATGATGAAGAAATTGTATCAGTACCTCGTGACATGTTTAGTGTTATTAAAAATGCAGAAGATGGTGGATTTAACATTGCCGATATCTGCGCGACTGGACTATGCGGGGCCTTAGCTGAGATGCCACAATTTCAGATCACTCGCAACACGCATGCATCCATAAGAGAAACATTACTATCATATACTGAGAGTTGAATACATGAGTACACCAACTAAGCGTATTGTTTTAGTTACTGATGCGTGGTCACCTCAAGTAAATGGTGTTGTCACGACGCTCACCCAACTTACGAAACAACTTCTAGACATGGACTATATGGTGGGTATTGTCGAGCCATCCCAGTTTAAATGCTATAGGTTCCCCCTCTATAAAGAAGTTTTAATGCCATGGAATATGGTTAAAGTATACAGAACTGTAGCTACGCAGATTAAGTTTGCCCAGTACGTCCATATAGCCACTGAAGGGCCTATTGGTCTTATGGCACGACTATATTGTCATCGCCACAACATCCCATACATCACGTCATATCATACTCGCTTTCCAGAATATGCTAACGCCCGATGGAGTTTTCTAAAACTCTCATGGGGATATGCTGTAATGCGATGGATGCATAACCGCGCATCATCTGTTTTAGTAACTACTAAATCTATGCAAGAAGAATTAACCGAATGGGGTATTAATAACACCGTGGTTTGGAACCGAGGGGTTGATACTGGCGTATTTAGACCGGTTCAACATTTACAGAACGGGTCGAGAAGCTTGGACTATCCTGACCTACCCAATCTAGGATATGTTGGTCGAGTATCGGTCGAGAAAAACATGGAAGCCTTCTTGGACCTTCCAGATTATCTTGGTAAAAAAATTGTTGTGGGGGATGGCCCCGACCGTAAACGTTTGGAAAAAAAGTATCCCAATGTGCGGTTTGTTGGATATAAATTTGGCAAGAATCTTGTGGCAGAATACAACAAGATGGATATCATGGTGTTCCCGTCAAAAACCGATACCTTTGGGCTTGTAAATTTGGAGGCGATGGCGTGTGGGACGCCTGTTGCGGCCTTCCCGGTTACAGGACCAAAGGATATCATTCAAGAGGGAGTAACCGGTTCCATGAACGATGACTTGGCAGTAGCTGTCAAGAATGCTTTGCTAATTGATCGCAACCAGTGTATGCTAGCAACTCGCAATAACCACTCGTGGGATAATGCATTGCTACCCTATTTGGGTGCAATCGTTGACAAGGAGGGCACATCATGACGCCTATGACGATTATTACAATATTGAGCGAAATTTACGAAAATGGGCCAGCATGGGAATATTTTGATTACCCATACTATGCAGGCTTGACTTCCGTAGACTCAAATCAATTGACTTCTGAATTTGTTGATGCTGTTCAGCATGTGTGGGACGACGTTGGCAAAATGAAAAAAAATTGAATGGATGGAATCTGCCATTACGGAGATGAAACGCTTAGGCGGTTAAAAAATGAAAACGTACCCTACAATTCCGAAAAAATTCAAGACGTAGAGGTCTACGCCTTTGATAAACTCGATGGCTCTAACATCAGAGCCGAGTGGTCAAAGAAGCGGGGCTTTTATAAGTATGGCACTCGTAAAAGACTACTTGATGCAAACGAGCAACCGTTTGGTCAAGCGGTTGAGCTTATCAACGACGTATACGGCCAGCGACTAAATCGTAGATTTACCGACCGTAAGTTTGAAAGAGCAATTGCATTCTTTGAATTCTTTGGACCCAATTCTTTTGCTGGCTTCCATGAAGAAGATGATACTTTCGATGTTGTTTTATTTGATGTTGCAGTATATCGAAAGGGTATCATGCCCCCTAAAGATTTTCTCAACATGGTGTCTGGATTGAAAGTACCCGATCTTGTTCATGTTGGGAAGGCTGATGATTCATTCATCCAGCAAGTACGCAGTGGTCAGCATCCCAAAGTGACTCATGAGGGTGTTGTTTGTAAGTATGTTGTTCGTAAAGAACAGGTAGGTATGTTCAAGATTAAAACGCAAGACTGGCTAGATAGCCTTAAAACAAAATGTGGTGATGATGATAAAATGTTTGAGAAACTAGCATGACAACAATTGTATTTAAAGGTGTTGATGATCAAATAGAAGTCACTTGCTTCGGTGAAGTGGTGTGTCTAGTCAATGACATTGTAAAGGAAGAGCTTAAATCTATGTCCGCCATGGATTTCAGGTCAATCGTTCGTAAAAAAATTGTAGATAAATTAGGTGCAGAGTATGAATTCGACCTCAGCGACTTCTGGTTAGGTGTTGCCGTAATTGAGAGCTTTGGAGATTACGGTCATCCAGATGAAGAGCCTTTACGAGCAATTACATTAAAAGACGCTGATGACGAAATTGAACTTACATGTTTTGACAAAGTGTTGGGCACAATTGCCAAGCCTACCATCGAAAACTTAAAGGGGTGGAATGGTCTAGATATTGAATATGAAATTGTGAAAATTATTCGCACAAAAATTGCAGACGAATTTGGTGATAAGTTTGGTTTCACAGCTAATGATTTCTGGTTGGTCGTTGTAGGCTGTGAAGCTCTTTCCAAATACCTTAAAGATGAACTTGATCGTTGTGATCAATAATCCCCAGTAGTCTGACCACCGAAGTACGTAACCTCGCCAATTCTGATGGGTGAGCTTTCTTTTCAGAGAGCTTACGAATCATCCCCTCGACTTTATTAACTTCAGCCTGAAGATTTTGCTTTAGAAGTTTTCGATCATCGTCGGGAACCTCTTTCTCTTTGAAGTACTTCGACTGAATTTCCCCAATATACGACATATAAACTCCTATCTAAACAATCACTTATTCTACTACACCCCCCAATTTTTGTCAATACGCCATTGGGTGTACAAGCTTTTTCGAATTTTTTAGAATTTATTTATAATTAATTTCTTAACAAAATCAATTACTTATCAATTTACCCCCTAATACTTTAGGAAATGATTCAACCTTGCATAAATAATTATGTAGATTTAATAAGTCTATTATTGTAATTATCCCATAATGTTAAGGAGTTAGCTATGGAAGAGTTGCTTCAACAGTTGGTAGAAAGTGATCTACTAACGGAAGATACAAAGAAAGAGCTTACGGAAGCTATCAGCAAGCAAATCGAAGAAGCTAAAGAAGCTGCGATTGTTGAAGCAAAGGCGGAAGTAGAAGCTCAGGTTCGCGTTGATCTGCAAGAGCAGTATCAGGCTGACCGAGAGGCTCTAATCGAGGCTCTAGATACTAAGACCGAAGAGTACCTAAAAGAAGAACTAGAAGAACTGCGTGACGACATTGAGCGTTTCCGTGATCTAGAAGTTGAATATGCTGACAAGCTAGAGGAAGCCAAAGAAGAACTTGCACAAGTTCTTAAGGGTGACCTAGAAGAGCTAGTCGAGACAATCGACCAGTTCCTAGATATGGCACTAGAAAACGAAATGTCTGAACTAAAAGAGGACCTAAAAAACGTCCAGCGTCTACAGTTCGGTAAAGAAGTATACGAAGCATTCGAGGGTGTTTTCTCCAAGAAATTTGTTGATGAGGATGGCCTAGAAAGCGATTTGAAAGAAAAGGAAGAGCGTCTAACTGACCTATCCGATCAGCTTGAGGAAGCATCCAAAGAGCTTGAGACGATGCGCCGAGAGAACAAGATGACTGAAGTTCTGTCATCGCTACACGGACGCTCCCGCGATGTTATGGAAGCAGTGCTTCGCAACATTCCAACCAATAAGTTGGTTGAAGCATACGAACACTACATTCCAAAAGTTCTGAACGAGAGCGCTGAAGAGCCTGTCGTTGAGTCGGAGAAGGAAAACGAGAAGTCGTCAGTACTAGCCGAGGGTGATGATTCTGCGAAAGCAGATGAATTGAAAAAAGGTGAGGTCGTCTCAACGGGCGACACAGAATCTCAGCAGCTTGAAGAAGCAGTTGAGGATGAAGTGCCAGCAAGTGTACGTGCCGAGATTGCTCGTCTACGTCATCTAAGCGGCATTCATTAAAAAAGAATTATTACCCCATAGGTTAGGAGAAATATAACAATGGACAATTCACTATTTGAAAACTGGGACGTTACTAAAGAGGCTCTTCTCGACGGTCTTAAGCCGTCCCAAAAAGAAGTTGTAGGTCCTCTTCTAGAGAACCAGAAGCAGTACATGCTACGTGAATCAGCGGCAGCTGGCTCCGTACAGGCGCACGATATCGCAAACTTCCGTAAGACTCTACTACCGATGATCCGTCGTATTATTCCGGGCACCATCGCAACAGAGCTTGTCGGTGTTCAGCCAATGAGCGGACCAGTTGGTCTTATCTACACGCTTCGTTACAAGTACGAAGAAGCTATGGCCCACACCACGGCAAATTCGCAGTTTGGTGGCTTTGACATCGCAGCAGGCGAAGAAGCTTTCGGTAACGACAAGCCAATCCGCCAGTTCTACGCTGGTAACACGGGCGCGGCTGAAGAAGCTGGTGCTTCCGGTATTGCACACGATGCTGCTGCAACTACAGACATTGCTGCGGCAACGGCTGAAGGTGGCGCATGGGAGTCCTCGCAGGACGTAACAACCTACGACACAGGCACGACCGACTTCTCGGGTTACTCCGTAAACGTTGGTGGTTCTATGCTTGGTGGTTCGGGTTCCTTCATCGAAGGTTCTGGTGGTCGTAAGATGAGCCTAGAAGTTATCTCGCAGGCAGTTGAAGCTGGTAGCCGTAAGCTACAGAGTGGTTGGACAATCGAAGCTATGCAGGACCTAAACAGTCAGCATGGTCTAGACCTTGAGTCCGAAATCACGAAGGCACTATCTGCAGAGATTGTGCAGGAAATTGACGCGGAAATCATCAACGACCTTCTAGCTCTTGCTGGTACGGTTCGTACATTTGACTTCTCCGCAACCGGTGGTACGACTTACGCTCCCGCGTTCGTTGGTGACCGTTTCGCTAACCTTGGTGTTCGCATCAACGAAGTAGCAAACGTCATCGCTCGTAAGACGCGTCGTGGTTCGGGTAACTTCATTGTGGTTTCCCCAATGATCGTTTCCGTACTACAGTCGGCAGCCAAGGCAGTGTTTGCCCCAGCAGTTGAAGGTGACTTCAAGGGTCCAAACAACACCGAGCTAGTCGGTACGCTTAACGGACGTATCAAGGTTTACTCCTACCTGTGGAACCAAGCAGGACCGGGTTCATCTTCGCCAAACGGCGACGACAAGATTCTTGTCGGTTACAAAGGTGGCAACGGTGAGGTTGATGCCGGTTACTTCTACGCACCATACGTTCCTCTAATGAGCAGCGGTGTAGTTGTTAACCCAGTTACCTTCCAGCCAGTTGTTTCTCTAATGACTCGTTACGGTAAGGTTGCACTAACCGATCCAACGACCTCCCTCGGCAATAGCGCCGACTATTATGGGCGTATAAATGTTACTAACCTTGAGTTCCTATAAGGTCTAGTAGCTAGTAGTAACACGGCAACTAAAGTTGCTAACTCCGAAAAGCCCCGCTCCGTGCGGGGCTTTTTTTGTGCTTAAGGAAACTTACAAACAATAGCATGGCTTGAAAATGCTACTAAATACAAGTCATAAACAATTATGAATGATCTAGATGGTTTGGTATATGAATAACTTTGACATTGAACATGAATTAACAAAGATAATGGCTGCTGAAATAGCTAAAGATATTGATGAAAAAATAATGAAAGATATTCTTGAAGCTTCAGGTGGAGTGGAGTGGAAGACCACATTGACCGATTAGATTTTTCTAAATTTCTTGAGGAAGCCGATGGTAATATGCGCCAAGCGAGCGCTAACTATAATGAAGCGCTCAGTATTGGCATTATTTACTGTCCATATGTTCCAATATATTCCACTAATGTTTTCATAGGATATAAATATTGAAAACAGGAGTTGTGTAATGTACAAATTTGGACCCACATCCCAACGACGTTTAGATACATGCCATCCAAAACTACAAGAAATCCTTAACGAAGCTATTAAACATGTTGATTTCAGTGTTTTATGTGGGCACCGAAATGAAGCAGATCAGACCACTGCGTTTCAATCTGAAAACAGTAAGGTACAGTGGCCAAACAGCAAGCATAATAGTATGCCTTCACGTGCAGTAGACATTGCACCGTATCCAATTGATTGGGAAGACCTTAAAAGGTTTGCACACCTTGGTGGATTGATTAGAGGCATCGCGGTTGTTAAGGGTATTAAATTACGTTTCGGTTTTGATTGGGACGTAGACGGTGATATTACGGACCATAAGTTTATGGACTGGCCGCACATCGAACTAGCAGACGATGAAGAGTAATATGAAACGATTAAGCTTTAGTGAGTACTATGTTTCTAAGAAGAAGCTTTTATCAGCGTGTGATAGTGTACCACGTATTCGGAATGAATACACGTTGAAAAAGTATTGTAAGTTCCCGGTGTTTGAAGCACTGGACAACGATGATCGAAGTTATGTATCCTTCCGACCAAAGGACAGAATTGAAGTCCTTTGGGAAAAGGTAGATGAATTTGATGATTACCCGACTGCAAAACGTATTGTTCTTATATCCGAAGATGGTGATAAAGAAGTGTACCCCTGCTGGAACAACAAAAAAATCCACAAGTGGATCAACAGTAATACCATTGAAAGTTAATATGAACCAACTCATTGACGAGTGGCATGTCTGTCCGTATGAAGACAACGTTGACGAATTATTTGCTAGCTTTAAACATTGTGTTGAAGCCTATCTTGCCACTGACCCTCTGACTACAAAGACAAGAGTCAACATCGTTCAAGATTTACGCACGTTTCTCAACCCTCATGAAAATAAAAACTTAGCATATTTTACGGATATAATTTGTGATACAATTCTTAGTAAGTTCCATGGAATTGAAAGGGATGGCTTGCCTTTATTGCTGGAATTCATTCAAGAGTGTGAGGAACACGTTTATCTCAAACTCTAGTTACCCTATCCATAAATAATTAAGGAAGCAAAAGGAGTTTCTTTAATGTTTAATGATGCCATGAGGGTACTACATGATTACGGGTGGGCAGCACTCTTTTTGTTTGTGTGTGGCATTGCGTTGTTGCGCTACGTTAGCAACCGCATGAAGGTATGGAGTGATCGAGATATTGCGCGAATTCAAATTGCTAAGGACGAGCTTTTAGCTAATCAGCTGTTTGCTAACATAGAGTTTAAACTTTCAAACGAAATACCCTCAATGTCGTTCAATGGGAATTTGAAACCGATCAGACAGAAAATGTTTCGCAAACTTTTGGAAATTAAAGTTGTATGCTTAAAAGAAATTGCACTGTCATTGATTAATGAAAACATTGAAGACATGACACCTGCCCAATGGATGGCACTCGTTCATGAAAAACTGTCTACAGGTGATAGGACTTTACATGACCGTGCAATATCAGCAGGCGTTCCTGAACTTGTTATAAATAAATTTATGATGTTCCGGCAGCCAACTCAAATATTACTGTATAACTATGTTAAAGACCTTACCGTGTCAACATTTTACGAAAGCAATGTTGTTCGAACAAATACTCTATTGTATTTGCTAAATCTAAAACTGGTAACTGTAATTGGTGATTCTGAGCGGAATTTGATACGCATCAACGGTGAGATTACGGGCCTGATGTTTGAGGGTAACCCACTAGAATAACTGAACTTAAATGGGAAAACTTCACGGGGGGCAAGCCTATGTGGAGTTTTTTTATGCGCAGTGATAAATATCCATAGACCCAAAAGGATATCAAATGGCTATTTACGATAAGCATGCAGACTCTCCAGAGCGCCTCAAGAATGAAGCGGAGGATATTACCCTCAAGCTTGTTCGCAATGGCGACGGAACTGCAACCATCAAGTGGAACATTCCGAGCATTTCTGGTTGCAGTGTCGAAGATTTGATTTACGATGGTATCGTAGTCACGGTAAGCAGTCGCCCAGCAAATTATATCAGTTCATCCCCCCAGAACGGTGAGTACTATGATGCTGATACAACATTTGATTCTGACCTACATACAGGTGACAAGATAAATGTAGCATCTGTGGTGGGAGCATTTTACCATGATCGCACGACAACTGAGATTACTGTAACTGATGTTGCCAACAAGACACCATACTATGTGTCAGCTTACGCGGTAGATCAGGTTGGTAACTATTATCGTCAAGGGGTCCACGCATATAGCTTACCTACCGGTGAATCTGAAACGGATAAGTCTGGCCCAGAGCAGCCAGCATTTCATGATCTTCAGATCGACACCCCGGAAGGTATTACAGTAAAGACTAGAACAGGACTTGCCAAGGGAGCAACGTATACCTTTCGCGTAGAAATAAATGGTGACTGCTACAGTTTCGATGACCTTCGGGGAAGCGATATGCAGACCTACGAGGATATTGCATCAGTTTTAAACAAGCGTCTCAAGTTGCTTGTTAAGCCCATTTTAGGTCCCAATTTCCCCAATACGGGAAAGTTTCAAGTAGACGAGTCGAATAAGAAAGTATATCAGTGGGATGGTTCGCAGAACATTGAACAGGATGCTATCTTTTTAGATGAAGACCCTGCACTACCTGTAATTGGTACATATTGGTATAAGCCTTCCACCAAAGAACTTCGTATACGAGAAACCGCCGGGTGGGCACTTGTAAGTGCAATTATTGAATTTGCAACTGATCCATCAAATCCATCTGACGGTACCGTGTGGTTAGATAAAGTTCTCGAAAGTAATGGGGGCTTGGACGCAACAAACACTACTGCATGGGTATGGGAAGCTGGTACATGGTGCAAGCGTAATACTATTATCCAAGTCCGTAATCCGCTACTTCCGCCTATTCTATCATCTGGAACGTATTGGTACAACGAAACTGACGGCACCGTAAGTGGCCGCAATGTTGATGGTCGTAAGTGGGATGAAGTCGATCCAATTGTTTGGGACACTGACCCCAACACAATTTCCGATGGAGATTTTTGGTACAGTGGTGCAACCGAATTAGCATTTGTTCGTATTGCTGGTGAGTGGTCCGATGTGACCAACATCCGATACGAGGCTACAGAGCCGACTAATCCGGTTGCCAATCATTACTGGTTCGATACAACAGAACAGCGCCTGTATCAGCGCAATGGTGCGAATGATGCGTGGGTAGAAATTAATGTTGTTATTGCTGCAACTGATCCTGCTACTCGTGAAAGCTGTGATCTATGGTGGAATGTTGATGTTGGTATAGATACGCTATTTAAGTGGGACGACGTTAACAATGAGTGGGATGAAGTGGACGCATTTTTCCAGAGCGTTGATGATCCTGCTAGTCCTTCAGCGCTGCCGGGTGGTACGATATGGTATAACCCTGAAACTGAAGTTATGCAGCAGATCACTGGTCTGAACTGTTCAAATGTTTCGTTCATTTGTTCAATGTATGACCCCTCCAACCTTCCTATAGGTGTCGTATGGCTCAATACGGCAGACGGCACCTTCTTTATTTGGGATGGTGTGGAGTTTGTTTCAATTGAAGCTATACGTGACGAAGATGACCCATACGGTGTGTCTGACGGCATTCTATGGTTTGATGGCGACGATGACCAGCTTTTCTTGCGAGAAGTGGGAGCGTGGGTTGAACAGGTATACAGCCGGGATTCACTGGCCTCCGAGGTAGATACCTACTTCTTCAACACGGTTGAGGATGAGTTGTATCAATGGAACGGTACGATGTGGTTAGTATCGTGCGGGTTGGCATCAGTAGAGTTGTTATTCGACCGTGCAGTGTGCTTTGATAATGTCCCCAACATAAACATTGATCAATTTGGACAATTCAATGATTTCGATAAATTTGGTCGTGATATTGTTAGATTTAAGACGTGCGCCACCGGTTGCGATCAGCGAATTGAAGTTGATTCAACCCAATCCGATGCTATATTTGTAAAAATAAACAAGCCAGTTATTCGCTATGCGCCAGCTACTGGGCGTAGCACTAACAACAATGGTCCGATGTATCGTGAGCTTGGTGTAGGTACAGATGGATCACCTGATGAGCGACGTAAATTACAAGAGCAGATTCGTGTAGCTCTTGGTACTGTAAGCACAACTGTTGAGCTTACTAAGCAGCAGCTGGATGAGTGTATTGACAACTCATTATTGATGGTGCGGAAGTATTCAAGCTACTCTTACGAGCATGTGTTGTTCTTCTTAGACGTGCTTCCTAATCAACAAAAATATTCATTGACGAACGCGTGTGTTGGGTTCAATAAAATTGTAAACATCAATGCGGTCCATCGTATGCGAGGTGGATTCTTGGGCACGGGTACTGGTGGATTTGGTGGAAACGATATTTATGGATACGCCGCGTTGCAGCAATTGTATTCACTGGGTACGTTTGATATGTTGTCTTACCATATGGTGTCTAGCTATATCGAAGATTTGCAGTACTTGTTTGCAGACCAGTTGGTGTACACTTTCTACGAGGATAATAGAACACTTAGCTTCCATCAAATATTTTATAGCAATGAGCGCGTCATGCTTGATGCGTTTATTGAGGTATCGGAACAAAAGCTTATTACAAACCGTTACTTGTCACTTTGGATTAAGAAGTGGGCTATTGCTGAGGCTAAGATGATGCTATCTCAGGTTCGTGGTAAATACCAGTCGCTACCGGGTCCAAATGGATCAACAACATTGAACTCACAGGAATTGATCACACAGGCCGAGAACGAGAAGGTCGAGTTGAGAGAAGAGCTATTCGACCGTTCAATGCAGGATCACAATGCCGATGTACAATCACAGTTCTTTATTGGATAACAGATGAGTATAACAAGTCAATTAGATGCATTACTAAACAGTGGTAATTGTCCTGTAGATGGGGATGGTAATTTTATTGCCCCGCCACAGAATGATGCACTCTCTAAGATATGTAAGTCCTTGAATCCGGCGTTAAACTGTGCGAGTGATGATCCGACCCCAGCATGGGAGCTTACCGAAGGCGCAGACTCTTGTGTCATTGATGCTTATATTAGTGAGTCTATCACTATCGGTGGTGCTGTAGTCAACGTATATCGCATGCTTGGTGTGCATGAACAAGGCTATCTACAGGACTTGACTGGGAGAAGTGGTGTTGCGGTTTCAAATGGCTCGCACCCCAATTTCCCAGCTACGAATGCATTCACTTTATTCCCAACGCAATGGCGTTCTATTCAGCTTGGGGCTGAAGTTACGTCGTCTGCTTATATTGGATATGATTTCGGTGAATTACTACTCGACAATGGAAGGAAACGTTACGGTCTAGAAACGTTTGTCAAGCATGATGTAGCGGCGATTAAGATTAGACAGGGATGCCGCTCAGAGAATCGTGTCACTAAGGCTCGTGTAGAGCGTTCTAGTGATGGTGAGAAGTGGTTTGGTGTACAGGTTGTCGATCTTCCAGATTGTGAGGGTGCGGCTCGTGTGAATTTCAAGCGTAGCGTGCCTTCACGCTTCTGGCGTCTAAGACCTATCGCGTTCAACGGTACTGAGACTGATGCTTGGGAAATTCAAGCATTGCAACTTCTTGACTATGAAGCAACTCGTGTAGACAACATACAGGACCGTATCTTTCTAGAGAATAGGGATCGAGATTATGATGAGAACCCCATTCGAATGAAAGGTTCTTATCAGCCAATTGACATTCAGTCCAATCAATCCAAGTGGGGCTTCGGTACTCAATTCTCTGGAGACGAGTGGATTATTGAAGTAAGCTTTTCATCTGCGATATCGTTACTTGGGCGTCCTTTTGTTATTGGTGACATTCTCCAACTCCCGTCAGAAACGCAGTATACTCCGAGCTTGAAGCCAGTGCTTCGTTATTTGGAAGTCAGTGATGTTGCATGGAGCACGAATGGTTACACTCCAAACTGGATTCCAACCATGCAGCGTTTGATCGCACGTCCGGTGATGGCGTCACAAGAAACGCAAGATATCATGGGTAAGCTCACTCAGGATACTGATAATCTTGGAACGGTCGATATTGACGATGGTTCAAGTGATAAAAAGTATCAAGATTTATCGAATATATCCCAAACGATTGACGCTGATGCGAACACTCAGACTCCAGTACGAGGCGTAGACTATGCCGATATTGCCAAGATTTCAGATGAATTTTACGATTGGGCAGAAGATCAGGGCAGTCGTGATGTTGCGAAGCGCATTGATCGTGTTCGGGCACAGTTTGGTGTGGATGCTATGCCTCCTAATGGTGAGGATTATACTCAGGGTGACGACTTCCCTGCTAAGCCAAAAGATGGGGACTACCACCGACTAACGTATACTTCTATTCGTTCAGGTATCCCTGCACGCCTACATCGTTGGTCTTCTGCGAAAAGCCGTTGGATATTCTTGGAGAAGGATCGTCGCGCCGAATTCAAGAACACTGAACCGAAGCTTCAGAATAAATTGAATCCAAACGAATCCACAGTAACCAACCCAGATGATAAGGATGCTTTTCTAGATGATGAAACGTAATCGTAGAAATAACATCCGCTATTGAACCGCCATACATACCCCTTACTATCGAATGGGTTGAATGTTTGATGGGAGTTTGATATAATTCTGCTCACAGGAGTAAGTATGGCAAATAACAAAAAACAAAAACTAATTATACAAGATTTACTTTCATCCCCTGAAATATACACGCGAACGTCTGGAATTTTAAAACCTTCTTATTTTGATCAGGAATACGAACCCATTGTAGCATTTATTCACGAGTACTATGGTAAATATAGTGCAACTCCAGCGGTTGACCAAATAGCCGCCGAGTTTGATCTAGAAATAGAAGCAACTGTTAAAGTGTCACGTGATCGCGTAGAATCAACTTGTGATGATATCGAAAAGTTCTGTAAAGAGACGGCAGTTAAAGAGGCCATTTATAATTCTTTAGAAGATATCGAGAACCAAGAAATGAGTCGGGTTCTGGCCCGCGTTACGGAGGCTGTAAATATAAGCCTTCAGCGTGATATGGGTGTTGATTTATTCAATAACCCCGAAGAGCTTTTACGAAGTCTTATTGACGATTTCACACCCATACCCACGGGTATTGACGGCATTGATGGACCACTTGATGGTGGCCTTATTCGGCAGCAATTTACACTATTCTCGGCTAATTCGGGTGGTGGTAAGTCTGTAATGCTGGCCAACATCGGAGCTAATTATGCGTTACGTGGTTACGACGTACTGTATATTTCATTGGAGCTTCCTGCTGAAATGGTGTTCTTGCGATTAGCGTCTATCATTTCCGGCTATGATACTTCTAACTGGAAGGGGCACATACCGGAAATAAGTTCTGGAATTATACACGCAAAGAATAGTGCTGGGGGTGGATCATACATTATCAAGAAAATGTCACAACATTCTACTGCCGCAGATTTTCGTTCATACTTATCGTTTTATGAAATGGAATATGGTAAACTGCCAGATGTATTTCTGGTTGACTATCTTGATCTTATGGACCCAAACTCTGGTGCGGGTAATCTTGGAATCTTCGAACAAGATAAGAGAAAGTCCGAGGAAGTAGTTGATATATTACAAGAATATGATATGATAGGTATATCGGCATCACAGCAAAACCGTGATGCGATTAGCATGACTTCACCTAATCAGTCTATTATTGCTGGTGGTATCTCAAAGGTCAACACCGTGGACAATTATATTTCACTGTTCATGGATGACACCATGCGTCTTGAAGGTGAAATGAATGCTTACTTCCTAAAGACTCGTTCAAGTCGTGGTGTTGGTCATTGTTCAATCCTGAATTTCAACTCAACTAATCTGAGAATTAGTAATTTGGACGGGGGTGGTTCAGGCGTCATGCCACGTAAAAGAAAAGCTAAGGCTGACATGGAAGATGCTTTGGCCAAGATAAACGAACCCAAAGTACCGGAAGAAATTTTGGTTAACGGACTTCCGGGTATGCCGGAAGATGATGAGCCGGAGGTTAGGCCGATGTTTGATGATGCGGACCAGCCCCCAATCATGCCTAAAATAAAGGCAACACACGAAGATTTTGATGAACTTCAAAATCTAATAAAAGACTTCGCAGGAGAAGATTAATATGATTAAAGTTGAACCTGTCCAGTCAGTTGCGGTGAATATGGGTGATAGAACTATCACTCTACCACGATCTGAACTGGATCAAGACCCGGCACTGAAACAGTGCCTTGAGCAATTTGATCGTTTACGACAAGAGATTGTAGATGAAGAATATGAACGTCAAAAGTTGACGCACGCAAGTATGTCAATGCAGGCCCAATTGAACAGGCTTGGACTGAAGTATGCGGAACAGAAGTATGGTGATCTTATGGGCAACACGGAAACTAAAACCGAAAAGGACTCTGATGATGAGTGATTTATACGAAGATATTGATGATGTAGTGGAGCAGGCAGAAGCCGAATTTGATCAATTTCTAACGCGACAAACCGAATATTCCAATTATGTTGCTGAAAAGTTTAATACAGTATACAGTTTTAAAGAATGGTATCAGCAGACATATGGTGAATCACTTCCGCAGGAGGCTATTGACTCATCGATTGAAGGTGTCAGGGATGATGTTTTAGAATTGATTGAAGAGCACCTTATGGAGCTAAACGGTCAGTAAGACATAAATACCCATACAGAATGTAGGTGCGGGAATTATGTCAGACGAAAATAAAGTAGTAAAAACAATTGAGCATCCACTCGAAGAAGTCTTTGATATCGAAACAGGTACTACGGAAGTAGAAGTTTACGAGCGGGAAGGTGAACTTGTTAACGCCCGTGAGTATGACGATAAAGACAAAGAGATTGATTCACAGTATCAGGAAATTTACGACAGCGCCATGGACGGCTTTGATCTGCTATCCGACGAACTTCATACAGTTGAAGGTAAGTTTAAGGCGAGAGTTGGTGAAGTATCGGTTCAGCACTTAAATGCTGCTCTAAACGCCGCCTCGCATAAAGCGAGGCTTAAAGAGCACAAGGATAAGCTTGAAGCAAAGAAAACAAGTGGACCATCCCATGTGACAAATAACAATACTTTGATCGTAGATGATCGAACGGCATTGTTAACCCAGTTGCGTAGGAATATGGAAGGTGATAAGACAGAATGACAAGTTTCTTAACCGAAATACACAGGCCAGTTGTGCCACAGGAAACCCTAGATGACGCAGCATGTGTTGTTTTGGCATACTGTGTGGCTAGTGCATTCTTGACGAAGAACCAAGGTGTGCCAGTTATGCCGTCTCACTTTATACGGATGCTGAGTTATTTGCGTGAAGGAAGGAGCACCATTAATTTTACAAACATGGAAAGCGCACATAACACTTACGACCAAATTACACTTCGTGCCCCAGCCTCCGAAGCTACTAGAAACTACATTCTAACCAAACTCTCAGATCGTATGTCACCCGACTTTTGCATGGTTCGGAGCATACTTGATTATTTGAATAATGATTCTGATTTCGGTGCCATGGTTGAAACTGTAACAAATAATGGCGTTATGAATCGTATTATAATTGATGTAGATAATATGTCAGTGGGTGAGCCGAAGGCCACTTCAATAATGATTGACAATGAGCATGTTAAATTGTTCAACACTGTGATGCCAATATATGATCATCGAACTGGTATTGGTGGTGTAGGTCAGAAAGAATTAGAAAAAGATTATGGATTCGAAACGCAACGCCAATTTGTTTTGAGTAACTTAGGAGTTGACGTTGGTCCTGATTCTGCGGTATACTACCAAACTGCACATAATAATGGTTCACCGAGTGTAGCGTCCGTTGAACTTGCGACGCGAGGTCTCTACAATAATGTGTGTCGGAAAATAAATGATGGATTGGCGGGCGCAAACGACACCGCACTATATGACTTTAGAATGCAGTTAATAGCCAAGATGCTTGGTTGCTGCTATGGCGTTACTCCCAAAACAGGTCTAGACCTGCACGACGTTAGCGATTGCACATGCTTGGTTATTCCAAGCAACAAGATAAAACATAAAAGCTTTGCTGTCAACCCACTTGTGGATAAACTATATAATTGTGATCTTTTGGCTACATGCCCAGAAAATGTTAATCCATCAATTAGAATCATGGATGGAAAGACAGAACTGTTTCAGGTCAGGTTTAAGAAAGAGCGGTATAGTGGAAATTTGACGGATCATCGCTACAAGATGTATTTCAAACCCAGCCGCTTGGAAGAATACTTCTAATAAAAACAAATAATAAAAGGGGATTCAATGAGTAGTATTGCTAAAAAAGAATTCGTAGCGCGATATCGCGCTGCGCTAAAAGCCAAGTTCACCCGCGAAGAATTCGCAGCCTACTTGGGGGTCAAGCCGGATAGCGCAATTCGCAGACGACTTGAAATCAAAACTTCCACTGGTCTAGACTTACCCTACTTAAAAAGTGATCCTACCTTCAACGGTCAATTAGAGGTTGCCAAAGTTGAAAAGTTTGAAGATTTCTTTAGTGAATTAATGAGTAAGGATGCTCCCAAGACGATTAACGCCCCCAATACGCAGCAAGTATATGTAATCACATCAGCGCAAAATGCAACTCCTGTTCATGATGGATTCCTTGCTACACTTCTCCAATACTGTTCTCTTAGAAACGCGCAACTTATGGTGATTCCGTATCGGTACAAGAATCCAACATCTATTTGGAACGAGCATAATGAAGACGCGGATTATTGGTGGGAATCCATCAAGCCCTATATTGTTGACTCCAAGACTCGCATGTGCAAGGGGCTACAGCTTCTAGCTCAGATTAAGAGTCAGCCTACTGGAGTAACTCCTCTTTCAGGATTTGATGCTTTTACGGGTAGCGATTCTGCTATCCTTGGTCATCCTAAAATCCAACTCAAGACTGTTGCCACGCCAAGTAAGAACATGCCAAAGATTCTTACCACAACCGGCGCATGCACAATTGAGAACTATACTGATTCTAAGGCCGGACACAAAGGCCGATTCCACCACAATATCAGCGCACTGATCGTCGAAGTTGATGGTGACAAGTTCCATATGCGCCATGTGCATGGTGAGGACGATGGGTCCTTTTATGACTTAGAGTATTACTACACTCCACATGGTCGCGAGACTTATGGTCGCGTCGCAGGTTTTGTGCCGGGTGATATTCATGCTGAGTTCATTGATCCAAATGTTGAGTCGGCTATGTTCGACGGTCCAAATTCTATTGTGGAGGTATTGAATCCTGAAGTTATGGTATATCATGACCTAGAAGACTTCTACCGCCGCAACCACCATCACCGTGGCAATGATATCGTCGCATATGGCAAGCACCATTACAAGCAGGATAACGTTGAGGAAGGTTTGCAACTGTCTGCTGATTTCATTGACCGGCATACTCGTGCTGAAATGTTGAACCTCATCGTCAGATCAAACCACGATGAAGCCTTCGAGCGATGGTTGAAAGAATCTGATCCTAAAGATGATCCTGAGAATGCACGATTCTACTACTACATGAAGTTTAATCAGCTATCCAATGTCAAGCGTACTAAGACTGGCTATAAGACAATCAATGCATTCAAGTTCTGGTGTGAGAACCCGCTTGAACAGAGAGGGCTTACATCCGTAGACAATACTAAGTTTCTTGGACGTGATGAAAGCTTCGTTGTTGGAGGAATTGAAATTGGATTCCATGGTGACAGTGGTATCAATGGTTCGCGAGGCAGCATTCAGGCTTTCTCGAAAATTGGACCGAAGACAGTTATTGGTCATTCACACTCGCCGGGTATCGTTGAGGGAGCGTATCAGGTAGGACTATGTGCTTACCTTGACCTAGAATATGCTTCAGGACCGTCCAGTTGGCTCCATACGCACTGTGTAATCTATCCGAATGGCTCACGAGCACTTATAAATGTAATCAATGGAGAATGGCGTGCAAGCTACTATAATCGAGAGTTTGAAGCAGCAGCTTGATAAAGCTGATCCTAACTTTGAATACGAATATATTCCTAACGAAATACTGAAATTCATTAGGGATGAGTGCTATCTAAAGCCTGCTGATCTTGAATTCTTGATCCCGGCCCAAGAGCAAGAATTTTTAAACAAAGTTCATCATGGGCAGCCCATAAACGTCCGTCGCGCCGCAAGGCAGACGGGAGGTACGACTCTTATGTTTTTGATCGCAGTGTACTATACAATCAAGTACGATAAGACATGCGTTTATGTATCTGAAAACAACAGAATGATACAACATGCAATAGATCAAGCATTATATACTATCGGTCTTTTTAAATATAAACTTAGCGGTTTCAACAAAGGCAAAATCGGAATAGATATTCATCCAACAACTTCGGCAGCGTGGATTACGAGATCAATTCACACATTTGGTGGCATCGAAAATGCTATTGTTAAGATGCGTGGTGGGCCATCATACGATATAATTCTGGTTGATTCAAGCTTTCGTAACACACAATCCAGAGATGAATATCTAATACATCTTAGGAGCAATTTGAATTATCCCGGTGCTAAGATGATTGTAAACGAATCACCATAATTTACACTGATAAATACTATTAAACCAGTTAGGGGAAATAGTATGCGTCGGGGTAATCCAAATCTAAAAGCTGCTCATGAGACGATGGAAATCACTTATGAGCAGATCATAGAAATGCAGCGATGCATGCGCGATCCGCTTTACTTCATCAAGAATTATGTACATATTGTGCACCCTAAAAAGGGTCGTATCAAGTTTGACTTATACGATTATCAGGAAGAGCTTGTACAAAATTACCATGATGAGATATACAACATTGTATTGTCAGCTAGACAGACTGGGAAGACTGAAACTTCGTGTGCATTCATGGTGTGGTGGGCAATTTTTCAGGAAGAGAAAACAGTTCTCGTTGTATCGAAGGACTCTGACGCTGCAAAAGAAATTATCAAGCGCGTCCAACAGATTTACGAAGAACTTCCCAACTGGTTAAAGCCGGGTATTCAGGACGACGATTGGAACAAGCACACCGCAGCTTTTGACAACCGTTCACGTATCGTAGCACGTACAACTACAGCGGGCTCTGGTCGTGGTCTTTCCATTTCACTACTATATTGTGATGAGCTTGCGTTCGTAAAGCCAAGCATTCAAGAAGAGTTCTGGACTTCGGTATTCCCCACATTGTCCACTGGTGGTAAGTGTATTATCACTTCTACTCCAAATGGTGACAATGATCTGTTCTCTACACTGTGGAGAGGTTCCGAAGCTGAGACGAATTCATTCAAGTCCAACCGGATATATTGGGATCAACCTCCGGGTCGAGATGAAGAATTCAAAAATAAACAGATTGGTGTTATTGGTGAAAGACAGTGGCTTCAGGAATATGAGTGTGAGTTCATTTCGTCCGACAACTCGCTATTTGATACAAGGTTGATTCAGATTGCACAGAAGAAGTTTGCTATGGATGAGCCTGCATACTTGATAAATAACGAGCAAGGATTTTTTAAACCTATATCACAGGATATGACATACATTGTGGGGGTTGATCCATCTACTGGTAACGGAAATGATTCTTCAGTTATTGAGGTATTTGAATTTCCTACAATGCAACAAGTAATGGAATTTAGGGACAACACTGTAAGTGAAGTTGTGTTATACTCTCACCTCAAGAAAGTGATTGGATTTTTGGAAAAGTATTCAGACGATGTTTATTTCAGTGTTGAATCAAATGGTGTAGGTCGAGCGTTGATAGCATTGTATATGCAGGACGAAAACCCACCGATGTATGCCCACTTTATGAGTGAGCAGGGAAAGAATAAGATGGGGTACACTACTACAAGTACAACAAAGAGAGATTGTGCCCTTAGATTCAAGAATATGTTTGAGCGTCGTGAAATGGTTATTTATTCGACGCAGTTGTACAACGAAATGAAAAGCTATATACGTAAGGGTGATGGCTTTGAGGCACAGACCGGTGCAACAGATGACTGTATCTCTGCTACCTTTATGGTCATGCGTATGCTAGATGAAATCGCAATGTATGATCCACGGGCATATCAGAAGCTATATCGCTTTGACGATCAAGCTCGTGGAGACGAGTGGTATACGGAGGGAAGTCCTAAACCATCAGATTACGATAGTATGCCTATTCCGGGTGGTTTGCTATAAATAGTATTATGAGAACAATTATTATCCCAGCGCAAATATTGGAAGAGACTAGTCTCGATCAGCTATATAGTAATACGGTTAGTAGCTTTTCGACCAACCGTCAGCAGAATCAGGGAAGGGTTCAAGTCGTAAGTAAGATTTTTCTTCCGGCTCCTAGAAATGGTTTGGTGACAGTTAATGCTAAGACTCGATCCAGTGCTAAGAATTATGAGACACGTATGGCCTTTGAGGTCGTGTATCTAGATGAAGAAGATGCTCGTCTGAGTAATCAGGCAGTAACTTTTGATTCTCAAGATGGTCAGGCATATACGATTGAGCCTGTGCAATACCGTGGTACGGATGTACAGGTAAGTTGTAATTGTCTTGACTTTTACTATCGCTTTTCCGCATGGAATCATGGCGATGGTAGTTTGCTTGGAGACCCGCCGCCGCCTTATGTAAAGAAGACGGATAGTGAGCCGGTTAATCCGAATGAAGTACCGGGGCTTTGCAAGCATTTGATGGCTCTAACGAACGAACTTAAACGAGAAAGAATTATCAGATAAGATCGTAGTAAGAGCGTAGTAAGAATATAGTAAGAATGTATTAAGAGTATAAGTAAGTGTTGTATTGTAAGGGCAAATAGTGTACAATTTGTTTGTCTCTTACGCAGATTATAATAAGAACGTAATACAAGAATATAACAATAAGAAAAGGAGAATATATTTATGGCTAGACGTTCATTGAAAGCATTGCAGGATAAGATTAACAACGAGGGAAAGGACAGCAACAACTCAGGAAGCCTTTTCTACCCGCACTGGAAACTCCCCTTCGACGGTACTACGAAAGTTCGAATTCTCGAAGACCCGAATGAAGATAACCCCCTTGCAGTATATGTGACATTCATGGAGCACCGTCTTCACATTGGTGATGATGTCGTCCGTGTCCCGTGTCTTCGAAACAAAGGTAAAGATCATAACTGCCCGATCTGTGATTTGGCAAAGAAGTTCTATGACGCCGGTAACGAAGATAAGGGCAAGTACTACTATCGCGATATGTACGCAGTGCTGCGTGCTGTTGTAACCAAGGACGGTCTTGAATATAGTGATGGTGAAGAGACTGCCAAGGGTAAGGTAAAGGTATTCAAGTTCAGCTATCAGATTTTCAACAAGCTCAAGGCAGAGATTGCTAAGCTTGAGGATGATGATCTGTTCTGGGACTTGGAAGAAGGTCTTGACTTTGCTATCGTTAAAGATAAGCAAATAGGCAAGGGTGGTCAAGAATACGGCAAGTATGACTTGTCCAGTGGATTTGTCCGTAAGCCTTCTGCTGTGCCTGATGATTGGCGCAGTGAAATTCCCGAAGAGCCTCTCTCTGCACTTCTATCTGAAATCCCGTCTTACGATGAGGCCGACGCAACACTTCAGAAGCATCTGAAGTCGTTGATGGGTGAATCTGACGATGGTGATGGTGATGATAAAACGACCTCTGAAGACGATTTGATGGAAAAACTCAAGCGTCAACAGAGCAAGAATAAAAAGGCTGAAGAGCCTGTGGCAGAAGAGGAAAAGGAAAAGGAAAAGGACGAACCTGTGTCTAAAGATACGCCCGATGATGATTCTGATAACCCTCTTGCTGGTTTGGTGGATGGTGATGACGATGATGATGATGATGATGATATTTTGTCTCAGCTTCGTAGTTAATCGTTAGTAGTAACTACATGAAGGGGGCGGAAACGCCCCCTTCTGTTCTACAACAATCATTCATTGGAGATAATATGTCAGATTTTATGAAGAAGTATAAGAAAGCAGTTGAAAAAGATAAGGCCCGCAATGCAAAATTACTACCCGACCCAACCTATTACCTACATACTGGAAGCTATTCTCTCAACAGACTAATGTCTGGTAAATTCGAGGGTGGTGCTCCACAGGGAAGGATTGTATCATTTGGTGGACACTCAAGCTCTGGTAAGAGTTTGGTAGGAGCATCTATTTTGGCACATAACCTAAAAAACGGTGGTATCGGTATTGTAATAGATAGTGAAGGCGCTATTGATAATCGTTTCTTGGCGGGTGTTGGTATTGATGTTACTGATGAAGATACGATGAGCCGTTTTTTGCGTGAAGGCACGTCAGAAATTACCCATTGTAGTAGGATCGTTAATAACTTTATCCGTGACTATGCGGAATCGGGTGATGACACGCGAGTAGTTATTTTCGTTGATTCGTTGGATAACTTGTTCACAGACAGTGAGACGAAAGATATCAATACTGTAGGTGATCTTGGTGGTGATCAGGGTCAGCGAGCAAAGCAGCTTAAGCGCATGCTACTGTCTTGGACTCATTCTATAAGTACACTGAACATTACAATCATTTGTTCTAAGCAGGTATATGTTGAGCAGGATAAATTCAAAGCCTATGAAGAACCTTGGGTGTTTACGGAATCGCTGAAGTATCCGTGCTCACAAATTATAGTTGTCGAAAAGCTTCAGTTCAAGGACAAGGCGACTAAAGAGCACAAGGGCTTCACACTGAAAGCTAAGAGTTACAAGAATCGCCATACTAAAGAAAAGCAAGTTGCAAAAATTGAAGTACCGTTTAAAGATGGACTTGATCCGTATGCGGGTCTTCTTGAAATTGCTGAGCAGCTTGGCGTAGTTATAAAAAATAACGCATGGTACTCATTCGCAAATGATAATGCTGATATGCCTAAGTTCCAGCGTAAAACAGCAGAGAATGATCCAGATACGATGGAAGCTATTCTCACATTGTGCTGTAAGGCTAATGATGAAGAATTGGTTCTAGAGCCAATTCTAGATGAATATTTGTCTGAACTTGATAAACCAAGCGAAGAAACACAGGAGTCTGGTAAGGCACGGCGTCAACGTAAAGCTAATGAAGCGCTTGAGGATTCTGATGACGATTCTGAATGATCTAAAAATAAAAGAGAAGTTTGAAAAGAGAACACTTAATAAGTATGAAGACCTTCTCTATAAAACATTTCAGGTCATTTATGAAGTGGATGCATTTATTGAGTGGGAGAGAATCTTTCGGTTCTCTCCCACCAGTAACTTTATAATGGTATCTGGAACCGCTCTTGTGGCAGAAGGTCAGAAACTACCATCTGGTACAAACATTGACAATGATTTAGTACTTGAGGTTAGCTTCACGGTTCCATGGGAAATGTTGGATGACGGTTCTAGTGCTTATCAAATAGCAGATGCCGCTAAGTCCATTGGCGTCGCCCGTAGTGTTTCTACACCAAAAGAATTCCACAATAATCTACGCGATGTGAACTTTACAATGGCCACGTTGCAAGAACTGCTTCCCGATATTGAAAAGTTAGCGAAGCAAGCACAGGAGGAACCAGATATTACTACAATAAAGCTCCCACCACACTTAGACGGATTTGATTTAAGTGGTCTCACAGAAGAACAAAAACAAAGCCTAATGCTTAGTGAAGTAACCCGTAAATGAAAGATATTGCAAAAATTCGTAAAACCATACATTTGCTCAAGCCGAGTGCGTTGAATGATCTTGAGAATGACTTATCCAATTTGACAGAAATTTTGGATGAGTATGACAAAATCTCGTCCGTTTCTAAGGACTTGGTTGCACTCCCCAACAAGCATTTGTCCGAGGCGTTGGCAACGCAGCCGTCTGAATACCTATTTTTTAAGCGCTGTTGCGTAAACTTGAAGGGAATATTAGATGCGCTTGAGGCAAACGTAAGGTACATGCGGGGTGTGAAATATGAGAGTATTCGCAGAGGTGAATCTCGCGAGTTGAACGATAGGGCAATTAACTCAATTATTGATGGTGATGCGGATATTCGTCAAGCGCAATTTAATGCTCTGCTGGTCAAAGATATGTACGACCGCTTTCATGCTATTGTTGAATCATATCAGCAGCGTGGATATGCGTTGAATAACATCACGAAGTCATTAGAAATATCAGCAATAGATTACCTAATACAATGAAGCAAGCATCTGTATACATTGTCGATGAAGTATATGCAACCGTTCAGGGCCTATCTGTGGGTGATATGGATGAACTTTATAACCGTCATGCTATCCATGCAAAGGGATATCGGCACAACCCCAAATTCAAGCTCGGGATATGGGACGGTCGCATTGCGTTTTTCAAGAAGCCTTTAGGTAAGACTTATGTAAAGCTGCTTCCTGAAATCATTGACTATCTTAGGATGCGTGATTATGATATCACTCTTACGGATAATCGCAAGAGCGTAGACCTTGTATGTAAGCCCGTCACTAAAGATTATTTAAAGGATATGGGGTATGATATTGAACTTGGTGAGCATCAAGTTCGAGGCATAAATGCTCTTATAGGTGAAGCGGGAGGCATCTTTGAAGGAGGCACTGGTGCAGGAAAAACGATAATGACTGCGGCTCTGGCTCATACATACGAACAGGAGCACGGGTTTAGAACAATAACTATTGTTCCAACGTCTGATCTTATTGACCAAACGTACAATGAAATGGTAGAATACGGAGTTGATGTAGGGCGCTATGGTGGTAACACAAAAGATATAGAGCACCATCACCTAGTTAGTACATGGCAGTCCTTGAATAACAACAAAGGTATCATTGGTCAATTCGAAGTTGTCATTGTGGATGAGTGCCACGGAGTGCGTGGGCAAATTCTACAAGAACTCATGAATGACCACGCAAAGAAAGCTGTTGTTCGTATGGGATTGACAGGTACTATACCTGAAGATGAAATTGACCAGATGCATGTACGAGTCACTTTGGGTGACGTTGTTGAAAAGGTAGAAGCATCCGAATTGATTGCCAGTGGTTGGCTTGCACGGCTGAAATTATACTCGTATGAATTGGTCGAAGACTTACGGGCAGAGTATCATGAATTTTGTAATGACAACCCAGAGCAGGCGGCAGACCTAACATACAACAAGTTTCGAGAAAAGTATCTTCCTGATTACCAGTCTGAAAAGAAGTTCATTCAAAAGCGCGAAGAGCGTCTAGACTTTTTGGCTAAGTTAATAAGTAAGCCAACGAAGAATACATTAGTTCTTGTCCCCAATGTAGAATTTGGTAAGAAGATTACAAAGAGGATACCCGGTGCGATTTTCTTCTACGGACAAGATTCAAAAGCAGTAAGAGCACAGATATATGATTCGTATAAAGACAACGATGATATCGTTGCCATTACAACTTTTTCGTTAGCATCAACTGGATTGAATATCAAGAGAGTGTTTAATCTATTCTTGATTGATGCGGGTAAAAGCTATGTTCAGGTTATTCAAAGTATTGGTCGAGGGTTACGCCGTGCTCACGACAAGTATACAGTAAGGGTCTATGACGTTTACAGTGATTTAAAATTCTCTAAGAGACACGGTGCTAACAGAAAAAAACATTATAAAAATAAGAACTACCCATTTAAGACAGACAAGATCGACTATCTGGGATGGTTCCAAGGAGAAAATGATTAATGGTAATTTCAGATGAAAACTCGTATCCAATATTGATTGAGAGTATTGACACACCTACTCTAACAGATTATTTTTGGGTACTGCAACTATCCATGGATGGCATGATGGATTTTACTCTACAGCCACTGAATATGTTTGAAGAACAGACCACTCGCACTCTTGAGTTTTTGATCGATGGTTATTTGATCGAAGCCCCAACAAACTGGAATATTCTGGTCTTCTCAGAAGAGACTGCACAGCTTGACGTTGCTGAAATTTCTGATTTGACACGGGCAAAGTTTACGGGTGTCGTTTATCACCACAAGACTGGTAAAATAACTGCGGGTCCTATTACTGTGGTAGATTATCATGCAGAAGCTCACATTAGAAATCCGACGCTAAATAAACATACCATGTTGTGTCACCATGTGGGTCCTGATGCTTGGGTGTGTTTGGCACCAACAGACAACTATAACAAGTACCTGAAAGGCGCACTTGTTGGTGATTTAATGGTATAGTGAGGGAATTATGGCTAGTAGAAAAAAAAGAGTAAAGAAAGTAACTATCGCAGAACTTCAGTCGTATGTCCAAGGTGCAATTGACCTGAACGATGAAGACTGGCATCCCGATAAAACTCAATGGGAAAAGATAGTTGACATGTTGATGAATGTAAAGGTTGATCCCCCAAAAGTTGAGCGGATTGTTGAGCAGACTCCAGTACAACAACCCTATTATGCGCAGCAGGGGCCAAATGCAAATGCGGATAGTGCATTGACTGGAGAATCGTTAGATGGTAATACTAAGCGTCCTCGGCAGCTTGATTTACGTGAAGGTAAAGGTTATGAAATTAAACATGATGGCACTTTCGAAAAGCAAGGGGATGTGTTAAAATCGGGTATTAAGGTTAAGACACCAACAATTGATACGTCGGTTGATGACTACGATTCACCATTTGGGTAATATGGCACTCGATAACTTTCATACAATATTGGATGGTAGAATCCTTTGCGGGGACGGTGACTCTATTGCTGAGTTGCCGTTTCTGTATCAACATCTGCTCGATGGTGGTGATGCGTCGGATTTATTCGTTTCCAAAGAAGATTACGAATCTGATGAAATACAGACGTATAACAAAAAATTCAAGAATGATGTTGTTAAATATAAAACATCATTCAATTCCATATCAACCGAATGGAATATTCCTAAACGATACAAAGACTTAGATGTAGCAGACTACATCTGGAAAAGGTTACAGAAAGAAGCTAAGCGCGCGAAGCTTTCTCCAGACGAATATCAAGAACGTCTATCCCGCACTAAAATGGAGCTTCGCATTTGGAAGAAACGAGACTTACTTGGGTTGTTGCGTACACTGATCTACGTTGTGAATATATTTGAGGAAAATAAGGTTGTGTGGGGTACCGGGAGAGGTAGTTCTTGTGCATCATATATACTATACTTAATTGGCATTCATCAAGTAGACAGTGTAAAATATGATTTAGACCTTGGTGAATTTTTCCGTTAAAGGTCTAGTATAAATATAAGCACAACAACAAGAGGTATTATAATGTCGAATAACCGTAAATCTCAAAGCATTCGTGGACAATCTGTAGACTTTGACCTTCTACGAGTCAAAGCTGCTATTGAAACCAACGATAAGCCGGACAGCGTAGAAATGCGTGAGAAGTATATTGATATTCGTCGCCGTCGTAATCCTCGCCGCAATGTTTCTGATTTAGAAAACGAACAGCGCGGTAACGAATCTGATGCCCGTGAAAAGATACAGAAAAGCCGCGAAGCACGGTTGCAGCGTGAAGCAGAGGAAACGACAGTCGATGATATTCTGGGAGATTCGTCTCCAACTCCAATTCAGGAAGCTTCTTCCGAACCAAAACGAACTAGCCGTAAGAAAATTGTACGACGCAGCAAAACAGAAGACTAAGGAGATTTTATGAAGCAGCGTTCAGAAGTTGATCCGATCAATGATCAGATTGTATTTGAATTTTTAGAAGACACCACGCAGGGTAAGTTCAACGAAAAAACTAGTGGTGGTGTTTTGATTGTAGAACAGGCAGATAAACAAGTTCAAGGCAGCCGTTGGGTGCGAGTACTTGCCAAAGGCCCCAATGTATCAGAAGGAATCGCTCCCGGTAATATTGTTTTGATTCAGAATTTGAAATGGACTAGTAAGTTTAGACTCACTGATAAAGATTATTGGGTTACAAACGAAGAGTCAATTCTCGCAACATGGGATGATATGGTTAATCTTCCGGGTGAAGTTGCGTAACATACCGTTATGAAGCCGTATATTTTTCCATCACTAGCTATGCTCGTGGCGCTGGCAATTGCTGCTGGCGCTGCGCTGTTTACAGTTCTTGGATTTCGGGAACTGTTTGAACCTAGCCTCAAGATTATGTACATGGCTGCGGTTATTGAGGTTGGAAAAGTTATGGCAGTATCGGCATTATATCAATTTCGTGATATCATAGGATGGGCGTGGAAAAGCGTACTATTCATACTTATCATTATCGCTATGGCTGTAACTTCAATGGGTGTGTATGGCTATCTGGCAAGCTCGTATCAAAAAGATACTCTAGCAATTACCCAGAACGATGCTCGTATAGAGCTAATGGACAGCCGTAGAGAGCGATTAGAGCAACGTTTAGAGAATATTGATGCACAGATTGCCGAAGTACCAGAAACTTACGTATCGAAGCGTATGGAGCTTATAGCCACGTTTGCACCCGAGAAAGAGTCCGTTGTACAGGAACTCGATCAATTAGCACGAGAAGAATCCGAAATAAAGCTTGAACGCATTGAGCAACAAACTGAGTTTGGTGCTATCCTTTTATTGGCAGAGTCGGTAGACTGGCTTGACCCAACTAATGCGATGCTGTATTTCATACTTGCAGTTATATTCATATTTGACCCCATGGCTGTTGTATTAACCTATGTGGCGAATGTGGGCTTTGCCAATATCTCTAATAAAAAGCAACAGGAAATGGATATTGATACTATCAATTCAGTCATGAGTCAGATAAAGAGTGATCAAGTTGACATTACGGATGCACTAACTAAAGCACTTGAAAAGGTTGATAGTATTCAATCACCCTCACCCAATTCCCGTTCAGGGATTATTGATTCTATGAGAAAACAAGAAGATTAATACCTAATGGAGACGTGTTGATGGACTATGTGGTGGTTGGTACGGGCCGAGGTGGCACGGGTTACATGTCTCATTTGCTCCGACATAACGGAATCGCGTGTGGTCATGAGCAGGTATGTAACTGGAGAAACGATGACTATGGTTTGGTGATTAGAGATACTACATGGCAAGCTGAAAGCTCATGGTTCGTTGCCCCACAACTTGCACGAATCGAAGAGTGCAATCCAAACTTGATAGCTCTCCATGTTTGGCGCGATCCGGTTCTTGTAGTGAAATCCTTTCTTGACCTTGGTCAAGTAATTGAAGAATGTAAAAGTTTGCAGTACATAGCAAAATATTTGCAGCATCAACCCGGCCAAAACTATGTAGATTTTTTTACTCGCTATTGGATCACATGGCATAATATGATCATAGAATCAACCATTAATAAATTGGTAGTTCCACTTCACGACATTAATATAGACAGGATATCCACGTTTCTAGGCAGGGAAATGAAACCTTTCTCAGAAGTCGTTAATACGAAAAGCAATGCAAAGAAGCACAACTATTCTTACACAGAAATCGAGGATAGAATTATTTCAACTGGTCTTAGAGCCGAAGTCGATCAAATGCTATGTAGACTAGAAGAATACTCTTGATTTCTTCCTTACAATAACGTATAATCCTTCGCCTAAACAACAAGGATAACAAATATGCCAAAGAAGCTTTGGGTTGAAAAATATCGCCCAAGTACTCTCGACGGATTCTTGTTCCAGAGCGAAGCTCACCAGAAAGCATTTGAACAATACATTGAGGATAAATCTATTCCTCATCTATTGCTGAAAGGTCATCGTGGAACAGGTAAAACTACCTTAGCCTTTATCTTGAAGACAGAACTAGATATTCCAGATGCAGACTTTAAAGTCATCAATGCGTCTGATGATAATAGTGTAGATACGGTGCGCAATAGTGTCAAGGGGTTTGCCCAGACAATGCCTATGGGAGACTTCAAGATTGTCTTTCTGGATGAAGCAGATTATCTAACACAGAATGCACAAGCTGCACTTCGCAGAATGATGGAAGAGTTTTCTGATTCAGTGCGTTTCATTCTGACATGTAATAAGCCACACAAGATCATACCTGAGTTGAAGTCTCGCTGCAAAGAATTCACCTTCAATGAATTCGATAAGGAAGGTATGGCAGTCCATGCATATAGCATCCTGAAAAAGGAAGGTGTGAAGCTTCATGAAAAAGATGTTCAGATTTTAAAAGATTATGTTGAGGATGCATATCCTGATATGCGTAAGCTACTCATGAATATGGAAGGAAACGTTCGTGATGGTGTACTCTACGAAGCATTCGAATCAACCGATAAGGACAAGGCTCTAGTAGGAATGATCGAACAACTCAACAAAGGTAAGTGGTTGGATGTTCGTGAAGGTATTGTCCAGAGTGTCGAGAATGATGAATGGGAAGATATCTATCGGTTCTTCTATGACAACCTAGATCAGGTCGAAGGATTTGATGGGAACACTAAGAATTGGATGAAGGGTATTATTTTGATTGCGGAGCATCTTCGCTTCCATGGTCAGGTAGCCGATCCAGAAATAAATTTCAGTGCGTTTATGATTAAATTATCAGGAGTAGTAGAATGACTAAAGTAATAGATGATGAAACTGTACAACATCAGATTGAAGCTGCCTCAAAAGAAGCAGACAAGAATATGCGGTTAGCATGGCGTCGTAAAGAAAAAAAGATGGAAGACCTTCTGGGAGAGCTTGAGCCTCTGAACCAAGAAGCTCTTGATACCGTCTTGAAAAAGCAACCTATTCTAGACGAGATTACCGATCTTCGATCCAAAATGGTTCACGAATGCGTCCATCCTGCCAGAACTCTGGTTCATAAGGGCGACCATATTCAGTGCAAGTTCTGCAACAAGAAACTCAAGATTAATGAGTGAAAACAAAGTTGACATTTTTGAGGTGTTGACAAAAGTAGATCAGTTTGATCTGGCCTACTTTCGTGAACTCAATGATGCGCAGAAAAAATCACTCGCACCATATACGTTGATGCTCTGGATGAGTGGCTGTAAGTCTAAGCTTCAACTTCAAAAAGTTAATATGTTCATGAATCGCTATCTTTTCGACATATCGATGACTGATCATAGGGAACTGTTCTTTTACTTGGCATGTATATCCAGTGATGGTAAGAAGAAACGGTATAACTGGATTAAGAAGAACGGCAAAGGAAAAGTGTATTCAACAACCGTTGATCTACTTGTACGATACTACCAGTGCAGCAAAGAGATTGCATTGAGCTATGTTCCTCTGTTAGAATACGAGGACATTGAAGAGATTGCTTTTGAACTTGGAGAGCAAGATGACACTCTCAAAAAAATCAAGAAAGAATTTAAATGAATGGATACCTTGAATGTGAATACTGTTTAAAGAAGTTTGTCAGAGAGGCAAGCTTCAAGAAACATGAATGCCGCCAGATGTTGCGGACGAGGTTATTACGCTCACCAAATGGTATGACTGCATACGACTATTATTGTCGTTGGCAGAAGCAAAAAAAGCATCGGGTTTACTCCAAGGAACAATTTATCGACTCGAAGTTTTTCACTTCATTCTTTAACTTCGTCAAGTTTTCAAGGAAGATGGCAATACCGGGTATAGACAAATTTATTGAGCACATGGTTAGTCTGGATATTCATCCGAAGGATTGGTGTCAGCGTATTGTGTACGACCATTATATGGATCACTTTGATGAGCTACACGACCCTGAAGCGCAAACGCAGATTAGTGTAGAAACTATAACTGAACTATCCAGAATCTTTGATTGTGAACCGGCAGAAGTATTTCTTCATATCGAACCTTCTGCATTGATTCGCGTAGTTCAGGCTAAGAAACTGTCTCCATGGTTCTTGTTGTTTTCGAGCAAATTCATGTGGTTCATGCAAAATGAAATGACACGCGAACAGCAGATACTTTTGAAAAAATATGTCAACCCTGATAAGTGGCGTGTAAAGTTCGAGCAAGAACCCGAGCGTGTAATCCGAATCAAGAAGAATGTGCGAGCACTAGGGCTTTAAAGTGCATCCAGATTATCTTGATAACTTTCTAGTATACTAGCTATTGTGGAAGCATTAGCAGCTACTTTGATATTTTCCTTAACTGTGTAGCGGAGTGCTTCGATCTGGGCTCCAATTTGAGCCCACCCATTTCGCTTTTGAATAACAATGTTGGCGAAGTCTGTCGGATCAATACCACGCGCTGTGGACTCCATGCTAATAAATGGATAATTGTTCACATCACCACCGACACTTAAAAACGTTTGAGCTTCTGTAAATTTCTGCTCATATGCCATAGCTTGCCCGGAGCCCATAGTAACATACTCTGCGCGTTTGCGTTCAGCCATATCATCCGCTATATCTAGGGACTGGATTCTTTTTCTTCCAAGTTCGATAGGTACTTGTGCAGTTGCGTGATTATCCCACGCCTGCTGCATTTCACTTTCAGTTGGCATCACATCGCTGGATAGCCACTCAAATGAGCCATCGATAAACACTTCAAAATCAACTGTATTTTCAAAGCCTAGAAGCTCTAGTGCAAAAAGTTTATTCATCTTATCCTCTTAGAATCTGATTGTTTTTACAAAACCCTGCCAATTTGCAGGAGTGATTTGTTGAAGGTTGTTATAGCCAACGCCACTATATGGCGCAATTGCAATTTGCGATTTGTGATACTGTAGCGATACACGAATTTGGTTTGTGCTTAAACGGTATGCTAGCAAGTTGCCTGTCTTTCCCGGCCCACTACCTTCGTCAAAGTCAACGCCCTGTGGGTTTAGGACGACAATATCTCCGGCAAGAAAGCCGAGTTCTGGAACCTGACATACAAGCACCACTTGCATTATATCGGGTGCGCTTGCCAATGGGTTCGAACGAGTTAAAGTTGTACCTGCGTTTGGTGTGAACCCCGAAGAGGTTCCAGTTTCGCTAACACCACTACCTGCGCCAATAGCTGCCTCTAACCCCTGTAGTGCGGTTTGCACGTTGTTTCCGCCGCTTACTACTGGCGACACATTAATATTTGCAGCCGCGTGCGCAGGGCTAGCACTGATGTGATTAGAAAGATTGGTGGCATTTGTATTGGTTCGAGTGTTTAGGTCAGTCAGTGATGCTTGCACATTTGATTGACCATTGACTGTTGGCGATACCGAAACTGCCGAAGCTGTAACTCCCGCTCCCGATACAGCGTCTAGTTCATCCTTAAGTTCTTGAATTGCAGCTTGCACATTTGTTGAACCGATGCTAATATATGGTGCAAAATCAACATCACTTGCAGTAATTGCACCAATGGCTGTCTCTAACCCTTGTAGTGCGGTTTGCACGTTACTTCCGCCGCTTACTACTGGGGACACATTAATATTTGCAGCCGCGTGCGCAGGGTTTGCATTGATGTGGTCAGACAGATTGGTGGCATTTGTATTGGTTCGAGTGTTTAGGTCAGTCAGTGATGCTTGCACATTTGATTGACCATTGACTGTTGGGGAAACGGTTATAGCATCAGCATTCAATGCAATAGTACTGGCAAGTGTTACCCACGAGCCCGTGTAAATATACAATGCACCATCGGTTTGATTGTACCATGTTTGTCCAACAAGTGGACTAGAAATAACATCAGAATCGGGCTCACCCGGTGTAGTGCCTTCTGGGCTAGAAAAGTTAGCTAGAAGACTTAGGAAATTTTGGTTTCGGTATTGACCATACTCAATACGGTTCTTCCCCGTGAAAACAAGGCCACCGATTTGAACTTCAGCTTTATTGGCAATCGGTATGCCAGAAGTTTCAGAAGCTATATTTTCTGGTAAATATAGTGTATAGGGAACTGTTTTGGTAGGTGTTGCCACAGTTTTACTCTCCGCTTTTCAATATTTATCATAGAGGCATAATAAACATGAAAGATACGAAACTTACTTGGGATAGCATTACAAAAGCTAGAAATATGTTTCTCTCTCGGTCGAACTGGACGCAGTTGCGTGATTCCGGCCTTTCGTCCGAATGCGTTGAGGCGTGGAAGGAATGGCGTAAGCAGGTACGTGATGTAACAAAAACCAATCATACTGAAGTCGAAGCCAAGGAGATTCTACGGAAATTGAATGACGAAAAGCCACGGGAAGTTAGAACGGACCACGATTTTATTGGGATCAAGTACGATGAGTATTCAGTGGATCGCGAATTAGTCAAGGCTCTCGTTGAAGATGTTTTGAATGAACACGGATATGAGATTATGGAGAAGGAGGATGGAGTTGTTGAGCAGGAGAACTCTGTGACATTATCTGAAGACGACCGGATTCAAGCCGTGCGGGATGCGTTGTATGGTGTTTATATAGCAAAGATTGAAGAAATATCACCCCATCCATCACTTAGTGTGGCATATATGGAGCGCCTGAATCAGGCTATTGATTATCTATCTGGACAAGGCACGATTTTTCCGCTTATCGAAGAAGATGGTATTGATACGCAGCAGGAAGCCAGCAAAATTGTACAAAACCATGGAGAGTTGATTCGTTGCTATGCAAAAGTTACTAAGGCGTATGAGAGCTATCAAAGACTTGCTGAGAGTGGTACAATAGCGTCCAGAGAGGCACTGCCACGTAAACTACAAGAAGAACTAGATGGATATTGATATTGACCTTGCCCCCGGTGTGGACGTTGAGTCTTTATTTCGTAGGGCTGTTAGAGCATCGAGAGTGGAAGAAAATGTAATACAAGAGCATCCTGTGGGTATATACTTTCAGGATATTCCAGTAGATTCTGTTACAGGATACGCTGCTATTCCATATAACCATGCAGAAGATTTCGGTTACTATAAAATAGATATGCTTACTGTAAACGTATTAAAACAATTCGATTCTAAGGATGAAATGTTACAACTTCAGGAGCAAGAACCGGATTGGTCCCTTCTGGAAGACGAAAAAGTTGTCAAGAAGCTTTTTCATCTTGGTAAGCACTTCGACGTTGTAAAACAAGTTAAACCTCGCTCCGTTCAAGTTCTGGCAGATGTGCTTGCACTAATTCGTCCCCACAAACGTCCACTTTTGAATAAATACTTACAAGACCCTGATAAGTTCAGGACAGAGTTGTTTACAAAAAGAACCCATGTGGATATCCGTAAAGCACACGCCATTCCATATGCTCTTATAATTGTACTGCAACTACACTTAGTTAAACAAGGTAGACTATGAGACCATTAAGCGCTATTTTACATGAAAAACGATTGAATCTGGATAATACCCAGAAGGCTATTATTGCTTCAATCGAAATTGCAGCCACACCTGAAATGGCGTATGATCTTACAAGTGGTTCGCGTAATGCAACCGCTGCTTCTAAAGAACTAATACGTGCCGGGTATATTCGCGTAAACAATACTTTGAAGCAAGCTGAATTGACACCGTTGGGTAAAGAGGTATTAACCTCAGATAACCTCATACAGGATGGTCGTCTTACTGATCGTGGCGAAGAGCTAACTGATCGTTATATTAGAGACCGAAATGAATGGAAAAAGTTCGAATCCTTTAAATATGTCAACTCTGTTTAAGACGCTTTCGTACTATCTCGACTCCCGGCGAAATTTCCTTTCTCTTTCTCTTTCTAACTTTGATGGGACCACTCATATCAAAATATGGTAGGGGACCAATAACTCGTGTTACATAATCTAGTGGGTATGCACGTAAGATACTTGATGCCTGTTCAATCATATTTCTTCGTGAAAATTCTACGGAGATTGGGTATCGATCACCATTACTGTGATACCATTCATTTGCAACGTCGATAAGGGTTTCTTCATCAAATCCTTCCGGGCCGCATAGATCAATTACATATGTATGAATGTATTTCTTTGACACATTATCTACGATATTCAACGAACTCTCATCATTAAACCGAATAAGTGTAAGAAATTCATACCCATGATAATCTGCTGGGTGTGGTTCAACAACTAATGGAAACTTCTTGCTCATACCATTACTCCTATAACATAGTTATTTATGGTGGTGAAACAGCGTTATAATTTTTAGCTTATTAGATAACCGGTGTTGTTGATGGAGTTATCGATGGCGTTGCAGGAACTGTGGTGATAACCTCTGTCGCCAGTAGTATGTTAGCTACACCCTGTACTGGTGTATTGAATTTAATCTCTACCTGTGTTTGTGCGATAAATGTTATTTCGGGCTTGACCTCTGTATATGTACCATCCAGATTATCCTCAAAAACAAATGTAAGTGCTGTTCTGGATTCAAATGGTAGGCTGATAAGCCAAGTCCCAGACGGTGTTGACTGCACATATTGAAATATGACAGTCTGACCATCATATGCAATATCGTTCCCTACAAGAAACTCACCGGTTTTCTTGTCGAATAGAACTCTGGATAAATTGGATAGTTTTTCAGCCATGATAATATTTAGCCTTGATGACCAATATTTAGCCTTGATGACCAAAGACGAAGAACGCGAGACAATCGCAATGATTGTCAGAGGCGCTGTAGAGCTACAGTGCGGCGCAACCGTACAGGGTGTAGAGGTAGACCCGGACGCACTGGCGCGTGCATCTCTGTTAGCAGCAGAGGCTGTGCAGGTATTGATGAACCAAAGAAAACAAACCCCGGAAAGCTGATGCCGTCCGGGGCTCTGGGGGTGTAGGTGTTACCGTTGCATCAATGGCAACACCTTATCTGCCTCTAGGTAGTCCCACCATACCTGCATCACTTCTCGTCTGCGTTCGAACATTGGACCATGGTTGTAGGCCCGTTGTATTTCGGACTGTCTCATACCCACAGAATGAGATAGCGTCGCCTCTAGTATGTCTACCGGGTAGTTGGTGTTTTCACCAAGGTATGTGCGCATAGTGGAACGTAGGCCATGCACGACAGTCCTTGAATGCCAGTCCATACGCTTTAGGGCTGTGAGGAACGCTGCATCACTAAGCATCAGTCCCTTTGGGTTCTTAAATACTGGCTCATGGTTGCGCTTTATCGGTGATAGAAAGTCAATCAGGGTCTGTGAAAGAGGTACACGGAATGGCTTGCCCCCCTTCATCTGTTCATCTGTTCATCCGGGATATTCCATGCAAGGTTGGCGGCGTCCAATTCATTCCACCGCATCTTGTACGTCGATGCAGATCTAGCACCTGTACTAGCTACATCTTCACTGTCGGAAGCTGCTAAAGCGGATGCCGCCGCTGCGTCTACGGCATCACTCAAGCCCACGGCTGATGCACTTGCGGCGTCGGCACTATCAGAAGCTGCGGTTGCCGATTCAGCGGCTGCGTCTGCACTGTCGGAAGCTGCTAAAGCGGCTGCTACTGCATCAGCTACTGATGTGCCAATACTTTCTGCGGCTGTACTTGCTGTATCGGCACTGTCAGATGCGGAACTTGCAGAGTCTGCGGCTTCATCGGCTTTAGTGGTTGCCAATGCGGCAGATATGGCCGCACCACTTGCAAAGGTCTGGTCATTTGGACTTGTGCCGATGATCTGATCTAGGTTTGTATCCCCATCAGGCATTTCTGCTGTATCTGTCCAAAGCACTTCACGTTGACTGTCAACAAAGCGAACAGCACGAAATGTGTACTTGCTGCTTTGTGTGCCTAGTTCATTGGGGAATAGCTCAAGGGTTGCTACACCTTCACTGTCAGTCCACGCCTTAACGATGCTGGGAACAACCAAGCCTTCTGTTGTAAATTCCGCATTGGTTAGTTCTGCTTCAACTAACAGCCGGTTTAGCTTTGCAGCATCAGGAGACTGTGCGTTTACTGTGAGTGTTCTTGTGGTTAGCGCCATCGGTTATTACGTCCTCTTTCTTGTATTTATCGAAGGACGCAACTAAACGAACAAAACAAACTTCGGTTAATCAGTTTGCCTTACCAAGAACAACTAAAAGGTTCCGCTCTGTTGTCGGCTGTAGTTCAATGGTCTTGGTGATACGGTAGAACTTGCCACGCTCTATAGCCTTACCTTCTGTGGTCTGCATATCGGTGAACAGGGATACAAACCAAACATCATGTGCTGCTGCCTGTACTGTCACTGACTCCACTTCCGTCGAAACAGCAGCTGAAGACCAGATGGTATGCAACTCCTGTGGATCTGCATTGACGATGAGGCACGCGATATCGGCAGGCTTTTTGGTTGTCTGCACAAAGGGGTACTTGAGTACGTGGTTGTTCAATACGCCATCTACAGCAGGCGACAGAACTTGATTAGGGTTCCAATCCCACTTGACTTCATTGGCGTCATAGTCGAATTCCACGGACGTTAGGTCGTTGTATATGTGGTCTAGTGTGCAGAAAGCTTCGGCAGGGAACAATTGCGATAAGTCCTGTTCGCACTCTTCCATTAATGGTTGGTCGGACTCTGGGTAAGTGAACTTTCTAGACCATGTGCCTTCAGTACCAAACCAAGCTTTTACGGTTCCGGGTTTCCATATCCCATTGACGAAGCCTGAGCCACTAGCACCAGCAAACTGCATGTATGAATCTGCCGGAATACCTTTTCTAACTGCCAATCGAAATAGACCAGTCTTAGTAATTGTCCAGCCTTCTTCACCTAACTTCATATACCCAACTCCCGCTTAACTTGGTCTACTTGCTTACCAAGGTATTTAGTCCAATCTACAAGTAGTAACCAATTAACGCGCTTTCCCCATTTGTAACCACGGTAGATGGCAGGTATAGAACGCGGATTAGACAGTGCGTAGCCAAACGCAATGACCAGAGGTGCCGGTACTGGCAGGTGATGGAAGCTAAACGCCTGCAAGCAGGCTTCATCGTGCGCAGAAGTCCCGTAGCCGGTAAGGACGTGCAACGGGTCATGAATGGTTACAAAGGCTGTAGAAAGCGGCGTACTGCTCTTCTGAAGCTCGTAGAGGTTGGGTAGCTGCAACTGTCCTAGTGCATGGCCTAGTGAGCCTTCAGGGAAAGACTGTAGGTATTCACGGTCCTGCATCAAACCCGCTACCGTGTTGAAGTCACCACGTAGCAACTTCTTTCCTTCCGGGTAGCGGGAAAGCTTGCGAACTAGACCGCGTTGAATAAATCTGGGGGTAAGGTCATAAAGCCGGAAAACTTGGTCTGTTCTACCGTAGTCATGAAGCAACAACCAGATTGTCTGGACCCAATCAGATAACTTCTTCATCGGACCCGGTTTGTGTATCGAATAACCCGTGTTTCATTCCACTAGTTCGATACTCTGTGTGTTCGTGGTTTAACACCCGATCAACAGCTATCGAAGTAACGTCCTCTTCCGGGTTGTCACCATCGTATTCAACCATGATGGTCTGACCCAACACGGTTGCTTCATAAATCTTGCCTGATATGTGCCTGTACTTCATTTTGATACCTCTGGTGTATTTATTTATGAACCCTTGATAGTAATTGAAGAAGAACCACTTGTAGGCAACGCACCACTGAAGGTGAACACATAGGTACTGGTAGAACTTCCGTCCGTTGTATAGGCAGAGCGCGTAACGTCCGATTGACCGTTGTATGTAACAAGGTCCATGAAGCCAGAACCAAGGTTAGGCGCATTTAGCGTTATGCTCATTATCGTATTGGTAACTGCGCTCCACACAACACCAGTGATGGTATAGCCCCTGAAGCTTGTATTGCTCAGTGAACCAATACCGCCATTTGTTGAATAGCCATACGTGGTACTCATCTTGGGTAAAGTCTCACCCACACCCAATGTTCCCGTTGTCACAGCAAATGGCGGTGCAGACGGGGTAGGCGTTGGAGGTGGCGTAACAGGCGGCGTATTCGAAGGCGTAACCGTCGGTGTTCTCGATGGTGTAACCGGTGGTGTAGGAGCAGGCGTCGAAGTTGGCCCCGGTGTGTTGGGTGGCGTAACCGGTGGTGTCACAGTAGGTGTCACAGTAGGTGTAATTGTCGTCGTTGGTGTAACTGTTGTCGCTGGCGTCGCTGTGACTGTCGGTGTCACGGTCACTGTCGGTGTCA